AATGACAAAATGGTGACATATCAGTTAACATTGTACAAACACTACTTTTGTCAGAAAATGAATGTCGATCCAAAGAACGTTGAGACACACTTCGCACTACTTAAGAGAACAGCCAAGAAAAACCATGTCGAGTTTTTCAGAGTAACCAGCGGTACAAAAAAAACCGAAAATGCTCTTAAACTTTTGAGAACTGCGTTATATAATATCCAAAACAAACGATATTTAAAAAATCGGCTGTCTTGTACATCCGGTTATGGTTGCAAATTTTATAAGACAGAACACTGTCCATGAGGAATAAATGAAAAAAATAAAGATTTTAACAATCTCTGACCACCCGCTCAGCCCCAGCGGTGTTGGCACACAAACCAAGTATTTTATTGAAGCGCTCTTACGAACAGGGCGCTATCAGTTTATTTGCTTGGGAGGGGCAATCAAGCACAACGATTATACGCCGCAACGTATCGACCCCTGGGGAGACGATTGGCGTGTCTTTCCGGTGGATGGCTACGGAACACATGAAATGATTCGTTCTGTCTTATCGAAAGAAAGACCGGATGTTTTGTGGTTTATGACTGACCCACGATTTTATGGATGGTTGTGGGAAATCGAAAACGAAATCCGTGCGAATATTCCGATGGTATATTATCACGTGTGGGACAACTTCCCCGCTCCAGTATTCAACAACGTCTACTATAGATCTAACGATGAGGTAGTGTGCATTTCGAAAGTAACCCACCAAATTCTGCAAGAAGTAGCACCAGATGTATCTTCCTGTTATTTGCCCCATGCGGTTGATCCGGCACATTTCCACCCCTACACGACGGTTGAAGAAAAACTGAAAACACAACAGGTCCGAGATCGAATTTTGGGAGCTTCTTCAGAAAGAGTAGCAAATCCCAAAAAGAAAATTTTCATGTGGAATAATCGAAATGCCCGCCGCAAGCAATCTGGAACACTAATTTGGTGGTTTAAGGAGTTTTTGGATAAGGTGGGGCACGACAAGGCCATGCTTTTGATGCATACTGACGCGCGAGATCCACACGGTCAAGATTTACCACATATCATCGAGCATCTCGGTGTGGGCGAAGGCCAAGTTCTTCTTTCAACAGAAAAAGTAGAGCCCCAACACCTTGCAGCCCTGTATAATGCAGCCGACTTCACTATTAATATATCAGATGCGGAAGGATTCGGTCTTTCTACTTTAGAATCTCTGGCTTGCGGAACACCTATTATTGTAAACATGACCGGTGGATTGCAGGAACAAGTGACCGACGGCGAAAATTGGTTTGGATTTGGGATTGAACCTAGCTCCAAGGCGATTATAGGCTCCCTGCAAGTGCCATATATTTACGAAGATCGTATTTCCAAGGAAGATTTTCATGACACACTGCAACGAGCCTTACAAATGCGACCAACAGTATATAAAAAGATGAGTAAAAACGGACGATTACATGTCCTTAACAATTATAGTTTTGAATCTTATCAACAAAACTGGATTAATCTTATGGACGGTATTGTGGAGAAGCATGGTTCGTGGGAAACTCGTCATAACCATCAGCGTTGGCATTTAATGGAGGTAGCGTGAAATATAAACTGTTTTTTAAAGGGCCGCTATTAACAAGATCTGGATATGGTGAACAGGCTCGTTTTGCGCTCCGGGCACTACGCTCACGCCCCGAGTTATTTGATATTTATATTCAACCTCTTAATTGGGGACAGACATCGTGGATTAGTGAAGAATCGGAAGAACGAAGTTGGATTGACGCCACTATCGAAAAGACGCTGGGCTACATTCATGGCGACGGCCAACCACACTTTGATGTGTCGTTTCAGGTTACAATTCCGAATGAATGGGAAAAGAACGCCAGAGTGAACGTGGGGTATACAGCCGGAATGGAGACCACCAGAGTAGCTCACCAGTGGATTGAAAAGGGCAACCTGATGGATCGAATCGTGGTGGTATCTAACCACTCCAAGAAAACGTACGCAGACACAGTATATACAGCACACAACGACCAAACAGGAGAAGTGGTAGAACTCAAACTCACTACTCCAATTGATGCCGTCAATTATCCTGTTAAAGATTTTGGAGAGTGCCCGAAGCTAGATTTGGCTTTGGATTATGACTTTAATTTCTTGGTCATGGCTCAATTTGGCCCACGTAAAAATATTCCAACAACTGTTAAGTGGTTTTTGGAAGAATTTAGGGACGAGGAAGTTGGACTGGTTCTTAAAACCAACATTGCTAAAAATTGTGTGATGGATCGCCAAAAGTTGTTTAATGATTTAAAGGCTTACGTAAATAGACCCGGCGTCGAAGAACACAAGTGTAAGGTATATCTTTTGCATGGTGACATGAGCGACTCCGAAATTCATTCATTATTTGAACACCCGAAACTTTCAGCGCTTCTCACCTTAACTCACGGAGAGGGGTTTGGTCTGCCAGTGTTTGAGGCTGCGTATACCGGCATGCCAGTCGTTGCGCCCGGGTGGTCGGGCCACCTGGACTTTTTGGTCGATCCTAAGACCAGAGAAGATCATTTTTATAATGTAGAATATGATATTCAGCCGATCCCCGAGAATGTTGTATGGGAAGGGGTAATCATAAAGGAATCAATGTGGGCCTATCCACGAGAGCACTCAGCCAAGAAACAAATGAGACGATGTTATACCCACCTTACGTCAGGAGAGGATAATCCCGGAACAAAATCGGCAAAATTTAATGCAAAGCGCCTGTCGACAGTAATGTCCGAAGAAAACCAATACAGCGCCATGGTGAAAGTGGTGTGTGATGCTTTGGGGATCGATCCGAACGACTCTCATGAAGAAGAAATTATAGAATTTGAGTAGTTATGAAAAAGATAGTATTTATTGCTGATTTCTTTATCGAAGAAATGGGCGGCGGCGCCGAGATTTATGATAATATATTGATAAACCTTCTTCTCGAAGACGGTTTTGATGTAATAAAATTTAAAAATACTGATTTAACAGATAAGCACATCCATCTCTATAAGAATAGTGGATATCACTTTATTGTTTCTAATTTTACTCTTATGAACGATCTGGTATCGACAACCTTGGTAAACAATCCGGGGTGTTATAGCATTATGGAGCACGATCACAAATATGTAAAGACACGCAACCCTTCGGTTTATAAGAATTATATAGCGCCAGCTAGCGATATCGTGAATAGAAAGTTCTACACCAACGCCAAAAACATATTTGCGCAGTCTAAAATACAAGCGGAGACGATTAGAAAAAACCTGCACATTAACAATGTGGTAAACCTGGGAATGAGTCTTTGGACGGACGAACAGTTACAAATTATTGAGAACAACATCGACAACCCAAAAGAAGAAAATGCGTCAGTCCTTAACAGCAAGAATCCCACCAAAAACACACATGCTGCAATCGAACACTGCACCCAGAAATCGATTCCCTACACGCTGATTGGTTCGCCTAATTATAAGGAATTTATTCAACAATTATCTTTACATCAATCTCATGTGTTTGTTCCACGTGTGCTAGAAAGCTTTAATCGCGTTATATTAGAAGCGAGAATGCTTAATTGTAAAATAATAACCACCAATTTAAATGGTTGTACTTCTGAAGACTGGTTTCCCAAATATAAAGGAAAAGAACTCATAGAATTTGTGCGTACCCAACGCGCCCGAGTTTTTGAGGATATTAAATCCGCCATCTTAGATGGCAAAGAAACCGTTGAGGATATTAACATCGCGGACATCACAGTTATATTAAATGCCTATAGGCGTCCATATAATCTTAAAATGCAAGTTGAGGCCATTCGCAATCAAACAACACAACCTAAGCAAATTTGGCTCTGGGTTAATGCACATGAAGATAACGCAGGGTTTGATTTTGCAAGTGTGGGAGCAGATCGTGTTTTCCACAATGACTATAATTGGAAATTTTACGGCCGTTTCGCGGCATGCCTATTGGCGGATACCGAACACATTGCAATTTTTGACGATGATACCATCCCAGGCAAAAAGTGGTTTGAAAACTGTCTGGAGACAATGAAAACTCACGAAGGTATTCTGGGAAGTGCTGGAATCATTCTTAAAAGTCCGCAGTATATGAATCATGATCGCTGCGGATGGCCATCTCAAAATGCTGAAACCACCGAAGTTGATTTGGTTGGCCACGCGTGGTTCTTTAAACGCCAATGGTTGCGCTATTTATGGCAAGAAAAGCCTGTAACGTGGGACAACGGAGAGGACATTCAGTTTGCTTTTATGGCCAAAATTCATGGAAATGTTCCAACTTATTGTCCGCCCCATCCGCCTCATGATCGCGAGATGCATGGTTCTATCTTGGGTAATGAACTCGGAATCGACGACAAGGCGACGTCTACCAATTCGGCTGTTTCGCATGCTCAATTTTTCTCTGAACGAGATGGGTGTGTTGAGGCTGGATTATCTAAAGGATGGCAAACAGTAAAGGAGATTAAGTTATGATGTTGATATGTTTCGGTACACGCCCGGAGTATGTTAAAATTAAACCAGTAATAGCGGCCATCGAAGGTCATATTCCATATAAACTATTATTTACAGGCCAACATACTGATTTATTGGCGAAGATCGATGAGCCGGTAGAACGCCTCACGATTAAGCCGGGCGACAATCGACTGGATTCCATAGTTGAATCCCTGATGAACACACAACCAGATATTTTCACTGATATTAACTCTGTTCTTGTGCAAGGAGATACTACTTCGGTGTTTGCAATTGCGCTGGGAGCGTTTCATCGAGGTATCAAGATCGTTCACTTGGAAGCAGGCTTGCGCACTTACAATAAGTTTCACCCGTATCCTGAAGAGTTTAATCGCCGAGCCGTCTCTTGTATGGCGGATATTCATCTTTGCCCAACTGATGACGCTGCAGCCAACCTTAAGCGAGAACAAACAGACGGCAAGACATTCGTAGTAGGCAACACGGTTTTAGATCATCTTGTAAACACCTCTACCAGCTATAGCTCTGATATCGTGGTTACCTTACATCGCCGTGAAAATCATTCAATGATGCATTCGTGGTTTTTAGCCATCGACGAAATAGCTGCCCAATATTCAGACTATAATTTTATATTGCCCATTCATCCCAATCCTAACGTCAAGAAACACCAACATCTTTTGAAGCATGTAAAAGTGATAGAGCCGCTGCCACATAATGAGTTTATTAAGCTGCTCGCCAATGCAAGATTGATCATTACAGATTCAGGCGGACTTCAAGAAGAATCCTCTTTCTTAAGAAAGAAGTGCATCGTATGTCGAGAATTCACAGAGAGAGTAGAAGGAATGGGGACATTTTCCTTTACGGCGACGCCAGATACTTTGTGGGATACATTTGAATTTCTGATTAATGATTATGTTCCCGTTGGGGAGTGTCCCTATGGCGACGGACGCTCCGCGAATAAGATCAGGAATATTTTAGTTGCGGAGTTGTAATGAAAGATTTTACATCCGCTTTCGACAGTCTTCTATCTAAAATTAAATCTAAAGAGAACTTTGCCTTTAGCAGGTTCTCAGATGGTGAATTGTTTATCATGCAGAACAAAACCGTGATTTTAGCCAAAGATCATTATATCACAGGTGATATTAAGGGACGCAACATTTATACTGAAGAAGAACAAAAGGAATTCCTCCCGGAACGAGATCAATTTTATAGGGAGAAGCTTATTGAAGCATACCAACATGTTCAATCCAATTATTTCAAGGGAATATGTACCGGCACAGACCCTCATGTAGGAGATGAAAATTTTGCCTATATGATTGATTTACATGGGGGCGATCATGAAACTTTGACTTTTTCAAATCTTTTAATTAATGCGAACTACCGACGTTTTGTAGAAGAACTACTTCCCCTCTTATCTAAACGACATATCATATATGTCGTTAATAAACTGGCCGATGTATCCAGGCTACCTTTTGAAATAAAGAAGACGTTTGAAATAGGCTCAAACTGTATGATTAATGATTATAATGTTGTGAACGAAATTAAAGAGTATATTGACACCAACGATATCCGTGATTATGTTATTCTTTGCTCGGCAGCTAGTTTGAGCAATTATGTAATTTATGAAAATTTCAAAGAAAACCCAAATAACACATTTTTAGATATTGGTAGTTGCTTGAACCCGCTGCTGGGATTAGAAGGGTGGAAATACACCCGCGGGTATTTAACACATTATTGGTTAAATAGCAAAAGCCCATTTGGAACACAGGTAGACACATGGCAGAATTAAGATTGGTACAAAATAATCCCCAATACTGGGAATTTATTAGAGAATTACGCAACATGGACAATGTGCGCCAGGGATTCATTCAACAAGAAGAAATAGATGAGATTTCTCATGCCACTTACATGCTACAATATAATAATAATTTTTGGATTTGTCTTGACAATCAAAAGCCCGTAGGGTATGTTGGGGTAATAGATAACGATATTCGCGTTGCAACTCATCCTGATGCGCAAGGCAAAGGGGCGGGCTCGTTTATGATTAATGAAGTGATGAAGCTAAATCCGTTTGCTTATGCGAAAGTAAAGCTCGAAAACGAAGCAAGTATTAAATTATTTGAAAGATGCGGATTTAAGAAGAAATATTATCTGATGGAGAAAGAAGATGCATAATCTAGTATCAGAATCAAATGTTTTAGACTGGATTAATGAAAGCGCCAAGGAGTGTCGTTCCTCTTATCCTATGTTGCAGCAGAAATTGCCTGTTGCAATAGATATTGGTGCTAATGTGGGGGGTTTTTGTATTAATGCACACCCTCATTTTGACAAGATATATGCATTTGAGCCATGCTCTTCCAATTATGATATTTTGTTACGAGTGAAAGAAAAATTAAAGATGAATAATGTAGAAATTTTTAATATGGCTGTTACTGGAAAAAGCAATGAAACACGCACGCTAAAAATACATCAAAATAATCACTCAAAAGATATAAGTTGCGCTGATTTTGATAATGAAGAATTTAAATTTGGTAATTTAGGCGAAACATGCACAACTATCTCTTTGTCGGATCTTATGGCCAGCCTGCAAATAAAAAGAATAAATTACCTAAAGCTAGATTGCGAGGGCAGCGAGTATGAAATACTAGAAAATTTCCATGAACATCATAGAATTAGTATTATTGCAATGGAGCTTCATGGGTTCTACGGCCCAGATCGTAAGCGAGATTTATTGCTTTTTTTGAATAAATTTTATCATATTTTACCCTTAGTTAAAAAACAAAAAATACAATTGGAAAATATAAAAAAACAGGCTATGAACGATTTTAAATTATTACACGGAAAAAACAACTTTTTTTGTTTAAATAGAGAGGCAATTGCCACGTGAGACACAACCCAAATGCTGTTGCAAAAGTTAAATTAGATAATGAAGCCAGCCTTAAGCTTTTTGAAAAATGCGGATTTGAAAAGAGATATTATTTGTTGGAGAAATCGGATGCCGGATAAGACTATAACTTTTGATGAAATAATTCAAACCCCCACAGCTATGGACAACTATCGTTCCAAAATGGAAAAAGAAACAGAAAACTCATACCCTTCAGTAGAAACTCTTCAAATAGTTGCGCCAGATTTTACACCACGAATTGCTGTTGATTTTGGCGCCAACATAGGTACGTTTTGCAAACAGGCACTCAGCAAATTCACAGAAGTACATGCCTTTGAGCCATCTACTCGACTATGTGATTTGATAACTAAAAATATAGGCACAAACAATAACCTGCACACTTATCGATTAGCGGCAGAAACACATTCAGGTCGAATTATGAATTTATATGCCGCATCCAATGGCCACCCCGGAGACAGTAGCCTATATTCAGCAGAGCAGGATTCTCAATATGAAACTTGTATGACAGTTGCAATGGAAGATGTGTTCAAATTAATTCGCACAGACTATGTCGATTATATGAAAATTGATATTGAGGGTGCGGAATATCCTTTTTTAATGAATAAGGATTTATCGCACATTGGGATCATCGCCATGGAGGTGCATGGAGGAATGTATACAGATACACAATACACAGATCTGTTGGAGCATATATTCAAATATATGCATATGTGGAGAATGCATAAAGGAGATGCGGTATTAACGTGTGTTAATAGAAAATATCGTATTCAATATGCGCCTCTCTTTCTTGATCAAAGAGGGGGAGCGCAAGTACCGCGTGCAATGGAACAATATATCGGAAAAGGACAATGGGAAGAAGACACAATCCATATAAAATCGTAAAGATGTTTGAAGAAACAGTCGCCGATTACTGTGGCTCTAAGTACGCAGTATCAACGGACAATTGCACAGACGCACTATTACTGTGTTGTGAGTACCTGCAGGTCAAAGAGGTCACAATACCCTCTAGAACCTATTTGTCTGTCCCGCAGTCCATTATCCATGCAGGAGGTACTGTAAGGTTTGAGGATGCGCCCTGGAGGGGTGTATACCAGCTTAAGCCCTATCCGATATATGATGCTGCAAAGCGCTTAACAAGTGGAATGTATATTCCCGATAGTTACATGTGTTTGTCGTTTCATATTAAAAAGCACCTGAAGATTGGAAAAGGTGGTATGATCCTCACAGATGACGAAGAAGCAGCCAAATGGTTCAGAAAAGGTCGCTATGAGGGCCGCGGCACAGTAATGTATCACGAGGATAATATCGAGATTAACGGATGGAACGCCTACATGTCTCCCGAGCAGGCTGCAAGAGGTTTGATGTTGATGCAGAATTATCCCGAACACGTAGAAGACTTGCCTGAGAATCCACCTTATCGTGATTTAAGAGAATTTGAATTGTTTAAAAATGTGGAGATGGTGAAATGATAACATTTATAGAATTAGGAAGACTAGGACGACTGGGCAATCAGTTGTTTCAATATGCAGCACTAAGAGGTTTGGGGTTGTCGCGTGGTTATACCACCAAAATTCCAGATCCTTCCAAACGCATGTGGCATGGCCAAACCTGTCTTTTGGACAACTTTAATATCGAATGTGAGTTTATGGAAGAAAGTGAAATTCGAGAGTTAGAGGGCCGGTATTATGAGCCCGACTACATGAATTTTGACGAACAGTTTTTTATTCTTCCAGATAACATCGATTTACATGGTTTTTTTCAAAGTACTTTATATTTTAAGGGCCACGAAGAACAGATTCGAAAAGAGTTAACTCCCAAGATAGAAATCTTAGATGAAGCCAAAGAAAACTTAGATGCGATTAGGTCCGAACACGAAGGGTGTGAGATTGTATCTTTACATCTTCGTCGTGGTGACAATACTGATGGCTCAAATCCCAGTAAAGAACTCAACGAGATGTACGGAAAAAATGGAGATCTAGAATTGGACAGTTTTTACGGACAATATTTGACTGCAGCTAAGGAGTGTTTTAAAGATCAGAAAGTGAAATACCTGATCTTTTCGGGGGGGTCACGCCAATCAGGCAATTCTAATGAAACAGATATGGAGTGGTGCAAACGCAATTTTGTAGGAGAAGAGTACATTTTCGCAGATGAAAACGATAGTCTTATCGACTTTGCAACGATCATGCAGTGCGATCACAACATCATTTCCCACATTAGTAGCTTTGGTTGGTGGGCAGCATATTTGAACACCAAGAAAGACTCTATCATAGTTGCTCCAAAGCATTACCATCCAGATCGGCCTGAAATTGAACATCGACAGGGATTCTATCCCACGGAGTGGACATTAGTATGAATTTAATATTTGATGTTGGATATAATAAGGGCGAATTCGCCACTGAGTGCCTTAGACAGCACCCAGACTGCAAGGTGGTCGGCGTAGAGGCGAATCTAAACCTCATTCATGGAAAAGATTTACCACCACAGTTAATATTGCTGCATGCTTTGGCGTCCTCGGGAGACAATCTTGAAGAAGAATTCTATATTGAACCCAATCAGAATGGGATATCGACGGCCTCGCGAAGATTTATGGAAAACTCACGATTTACCAAGGGATCAAAAAATTTACCGCCTAAATCTGCTAATTGGGAACTTGCCACCAAAGTTCACACTATTACGCTGGATGAGATGATTGTAGCGTACGGCAATCCGGATTTGATTAAAATCGATGTAGAAGGGCATGAATACGAAGTGTTGCGCGGACTTAGTAAAAAACAACACATGATTTGTTTTGAGTGGCACGAAGAGGAATACGACACGTTATTAAAAATCGTGGAACACTTGCATGCTATAGGCTATAATAACTTTGGAGTTATTGGATATTTTGATGAGGGCGATGTGTTTGATAAAGTAACTTACTCCGACAATGGAGATCCTTATCTAACAGAACCTGACGAATACCATTCATGGGAAGATCTAGAGATAAAGCGCTTCGTCGAACCGGATCGACGCGTAAATTACGGGATGATGTTTGTAAAATGATAGTAGTCTATAAAGAAGGCGGAGAATATTCTGATTGTATCGTTAAACACTTCGGCCTGGATCGTTATGACGACGGTGTTGAAGATGCAGTATTTTTTTGGGGATGGGTTGCGCTTATGGATGCCGAACTGAGAGAAAAGTATAAAGATTTCCCCCACCGCTTGGCGTTCAATACTAGTGCGCCCTGTGATCTGCTGGCCCACGATCCCAAATACGCAGGAGGCGACACAATCACCAATCAAGAATATTTCACTGAAATATTTACTATCTGTCCTTCTACAGCCAAGTGGGCAAGCATGGTAAGCTCTACTCCTCATACTCCTATCTGTTTTCCGTTTAGTGCACAAGAATTCAAAAAATACGAAGACACCGAACCAGAAGACAAAAAACATGATGCAATTTATTACGGACAAGTACACCACCCGTTCTATATTCCAATGCTTGAAGTACTATCGCGATTTAACCATAGATTTAGCACCATCTCTAATCACGGATTGACTAAAGAGGCCACAGAATTAGTCACCGATTATCAATTATCAAGTCAGCAAAAATGGGATCTTTTGAATCAATGCAAAATATCTGTAGGGGTTAATCTCCTCTTTTTACATGCTCCGCATCTTGAAACATTTAATTCTTTTAATAATATTGAGCAATTTGAAAAGATGGAATGGATCAACAACACCTATCAGATGCCCCAAATGAAAACCCGGATGGTTGAAGCGGCCGCCAGCAAGACATTGATGCTGATGTGTCGCGATCGATACAATGTAATTGAAAACTGGTTTGAGCCCGATAAACATTTCATTTATTGGGACACATTTCGAGATTTACATGCTAAAATGGAAGACATTATAAACAATTATGAAAAGTATTGGCCCATGGTCGAGAGAGCCCATGAGCATGTACAACAATATTCAATAGAAAATTTTATGGAGAACTTAAATGAACGACTTTTGGAAAAATAAGACCGTCTTGGTCACCGGAGCACACGGCTTCGTCGGCTCTAATTTGATGAATTTATTAAAAGAAATGCAAAACACGACGTCTTTTGAGATCCTATCGCCCACTCGAACGCAACTAGATCTAACTAATGAAACAGAGGTAGAAGCCTATTTTGCCGAACACAAACCAAGCATTGTGCTGCATCTTGCTGGTAAAGTGGGGGGTATTGGAATTAATAAAGCGAAGCCCGCGGAGTTCTTTTACGATAACATCATGATGGGCACTCTCGTCATGCATCATGCATGGAAGAATGGAGCAGAAAAGGTGGTGGCCCTCGCTGCTGGTTGTGGTTATCCCAAGCTGTTGCCTGTTCCTTATACCGAGGAGGACTTCTGGCGCGACTTGCCCGACGAAAACTCTATTGGCTATTCAATGGCTAAGAAAAACCTCATCATTCAATCATGGACCTATCGAGAACAATATGGTTTTAATTCTGTTGTGCTTTTGCCAGCTAATTTGTATGGGCCGCATGATAACTTCAATCTTGAAACCTCTCACGTTGTACCAGCGCTCATTCGGAAGTTTCTTGAAGCTATGCAAGAAGACAAAGATGAAGTTGTGGTATGGGGAACAGGCGTAGCTAGCCGGGAATTTCTCTACTCAGAGGATACAGCACGTGCGATTGTGACCATGGCTGAGAGGGTCAATGAAACAGGTCCGTTTAATCTGGGTACTGGGGTGGAAACTACTATTAAAGAGCTGGTTCACGCCATTGCTGAATTGACTGGTTATACCGGAAAGGTTGTGTGGGACTCCTCAAAACCAGACGGCCAACCACGTCGGTTTTACGACATGTCCAAATTCAAAGAGGCTGTCGGCTATGTGCCGGACACCGGCATTCACGAAGGAATTCAAAAAACTATTGATTGGTATTTAACACACGAATGAATTTTTCTAAAGATATTAAAAATATACGCATAGATGTTGGTCTTTCATATAATGGCCCAAATCTGACCGCTTGGGCATATGAGATACCTCATTGCGCATTGATTGGAATTGAGGCACAAAGTCTTAATTGTGAAGTGTGTGAAGCGCTTCTTCATCTACCATCTATCCGTCTATCCGACATAGAGAAAGTGCTTTCTATGCACCATGAATACGTCACTGGAAAGCTTGAACCAAACACACCACTACTTTTTCCTTATGAACAACCACCCTATCATCATAATATATATTTGTTAAATCGCGCACTGGATGATATAAGTGAGGCCGGCCTAAGAACTTTGTATTGTACGCGTAAGGACTTGGGATGTAGTAGTCTTTATAAACCCAAAGAAGATGTACCCATAAATAGCGACGGATACGACGAGATGGAGGTTCTTTGTCTTAGTCTTAAAATGATCATGGAGGGTTTGTTTGAGGACAATCCACATATTGAGTATATAGAATATTTAAAAATTGATGCACAAGGGGCAGATTTGAATATTCTCAAAAGTGCTGGAGACTGGTTGTCTAAAATCGCGATGATTCAGGTAGAAACTACAACACACGGCCATTATCACAACACACCTGCCGACGGCCTCATAGAAGAATATTTAACAACCAATAACTTTGTACTACACCATGAAGGTGAAATGGTAAACGACACAGTAGTAGATAAAATATTTATTAATAAAGACTTTCTTCACCTTAAAGATAAAATTTTAATACCTAATATTGAAGATGAGAGATTCTTTATCTGGGAGAATACGAGCAGTAAATACCCAGATTTAAAATACATATTTTTGAATACATTCGATATGGCCAAATTCGCCTTTATAAAGAAGGGCGCCTTTATAAAGAAGGGCGCCCTCGAAGGTATTGACGTCGATAATAATCTGTTCGATGCTGACGTCATAGATATTCACCCAGAAGCGTATGAAACTCAGAAACTTCTTAGTCACATAGTGGAAGCGTTAATATGATATGTATTGATAAAAAACTTATATTTATTCATCTCCCCAAAACAGGAGGATACACTATAAAAAACATTTTAGAACCACACTCACCAGACGTTCTTAAGAGGGGGTTTCCAACTCTGTTTGGAGAAAACACTGGGATGCGCATGTGGGATTATCGTACTAAGATGATGATTATGCACCCTAACGTAGAATTTTATGAGATGCAGTACCCGGATAAATTTGATGATTTCACCACCTTTACGGTAATACGTAATCCCTGGGATCGTCTGCTATCCTATGTGCTTTGGCTTAATAAAGGTGAGTTTGATAGAGAAAAATTTATCAGCGCCCTGAATCTGAAAGTATCAGGATGGTTTGGAAACCAGTATGATATGACACAGATTCCCTTATTAAAAAATAGTGATGGAGAGGTTATGGTAAATAAGGTTTTTAGATATGATATTTTTAAAAAAGAGCTAAAGGCATTTTTTGATGAGCACGAAATTGAATATGGAAACCAGCTAGAAACCAAGACTAATTCAGCATCTTCAAATCGACATTATTCAACTTATTATGATGATGAAATGAGGAAATTGGTCGCTCGAATATGTGCCGAAGAAATAGAATATTTTGATTTTAAATTTGAAGGAGAATAAATGAGCTATTGGAAAGGAAAAAGAGTAATTGTGACCGGGGGAGCTGGACTAATCGGTGTTCCGCTCGTAGAGAATTTGGTACACGAAGGATGTGAAGTCACCGTTATTGATAATTTTTTCAGAAGTAAGCCGGAGAACTTAAGTAGAGTTCGGGAAATGATCGAACTACTTGATGTAGATCTGAGAGATAATCTCAAAGCCCGAGCCGTGATTAGAGACGCCGACATCGTAATTCATCTTGCATCAAAGGTAGGAGGTATCGGAGTATATACGAATTGTCCCTACTCAATTATGAGCGATAATGTGCTCATTGACACCAATGTGCTGCAGGCTGCTATGGCAAACGGTGTCCCACGCTTTTTCTATGCTAGCAGTGCGCATGTTTATCCCTATGAATTACAAAATGAAATGGATGCGCCCCTGATTAATGAAGGGGACGCTGTCCCCGCAAACCCTCTCCTTTCTTATGGCTGGGCCAAACTTCAAACAGAGACTCAAATTCGATGTGCTATATATGAAAATCCTAATTTTAGAGCAGCCATTGCTCGTTATATTGGGGTCTATGGACCAAACCAAGACTTTGATTTGGCGACTGGCTCAGTAATACCGGTCTTTGCGCACCGAGCGATTAAGTATCCCGATGTGGCCTTTGCGATTTGGGGGGACGGCGAAGAGACACGCTCGTACTGCTATATTAATGATGCAATAGAATGTACAAAATTGATGATTGAAAAATTAGATGATTTACGCTTTGTTGGACCGTTTAACGTAGGTTCGGAAGAACAAGTAAAGATTAAAGAAATCGCAGAAAAACTCATCACCATCTCCGGTAAAGACATTCCTATTCAGTACGACGAGACTAAAGCAGCCAAAATATTAGCCCAGAACTGTAGTTGTGAAAGTGTACATAAAAGCCTAGGTTGGCGCGCCACAACGTCGCTGGACGATGGTTTAAAAATCATATATGAAGACATTACAGCCCGGCTAGCCAAATGAAGATTTTAATAACAGGCGGCGCCGGATACATTGGAAGTGAGTTGGTGGAATATTTGCTGTTTCCAGATAATCAAGTAACGGTGGTTGATAGTTTAATGTATGAACACACCACGTTGCTTCGCTACGCACAAAACAAGAATTTTAATTTTATTAAAGGAGATGTCCGCAATTTACACTTGATGCAAAAACTACTCTCGAATCACGATGTGGTTATTCCATTAGCAGCTTTAGTTGGATTTCCGCTTTGTGATGAAGATCCTCGCGCAGCTCAAGAAATTAACCACGATGTAAACACATGGTTTGCCGAGAACAAAAGCAAAGATCAATTGGTGATCTATCCCTGTACCAACTCTGGTTATGGGGTAAGCATCGATGGCTCTGTATGCACTGAGGAATCGCCGCTTAACCCTGTTTCTCTCTATGGAAAAACAAAAGTAGCCGCAGAAGCGGATTATCGCGGAGTAGAAAATCATGTTACGTTTAGGCTGGCTACTGTATTTGGCCCAAGCCCCCGCATGCGCTCAGACCTGCTTGTAAACAATTTTGTTTTGAAGGCACTAAAGGAGCGCCTTCTAGTTCTTTATGAGTGTGAATTCATGAGGAATTATGTACACATAGCAGATGTCTGTGGTGCATTTCGATTCGTGATAGATCACTGGGACAACTGCAAGAACGAGACTTATAATGTGGGCAACGATTCCATCAATATGAACAAACTACAATTGGCCCAAAAGATTCAAGAGCACCTGCCGCTAGAAATCATTAAAGCGGAATTTACGTCAGATCCAGACACTCGCGACTATATCGTGAGCAGCCAGAAGATTTATGATAAAGGTTTTGAATGCCAGTTTGATTTAGACGACGGTATTAGACAGCTTGTTACAGCATATGCGATGATTGACGCTCCGTGGTATGGGAATTATTGATATGACTTATGTGTTTGATATAGACGGCACAATTTGTACGTTAGTTGATGGGGTTTATGAGAAGGCTGAACCGATTCAAGAACGCATTGATATAATTAATAAGTTATACGAGAATGGGGACACTATCATCTTTCAGACAGCACGTGGTATGGGACGGTCGGATAATTCGCCCTCATATGCACACGAAGCGTTTTACGAATTAACGCGCACACAACTTATTGAGTGGGGTGTTAAGTTCCACGACCTTTTTCTAGGAAAACCTGCAGGTGACATTTACATAGATGATAAGGGAATGAGAGATATTGATTTTTTTACAACAATGGAGAAACATGAAAAACCAAACCTTAATTTGTAAAGAAAATACCAACCCTACGGCGATACAAGAAGATTTTATCAAAGAGGTGGGTGATGCTCGTGGGACTTTATTTCTGCTCCCGTTGGAGAATTATGTAGACATAGGAACGCATTACGGCGCAAATGCCTATGAAGCCCACCGTCGCGGCGCACAAGAGATTTATTGCTTTGAGGCCTCAAGCACCAATGCTGAAATCGCCACCATGCTTTTGGATAGTTGCAATATTACAAATTATAAGCTGTTCAACTATGCCGCGGCCGCAACAAGTGGAAACATTGTGAAATTAAGAAAAGTTATTTCTGGTGAAAATGGCCGGCTTGAAAATGCATCAAGCGGTCAATATACAATTACAAATTACGAACATGAGCCACAATATAAAATTTCGGAAGAATTTGAACCATGTACAACTATATCACTAGAAGACATTTTTACATTATGTGATATACAAACAATAAGAACCATGAAGGTGGATATTGAGGGGGCGGAATATGATTTTCTGATGAATAAGGATTTTAGCAAAGTTGATTCAATGTATGTGGAGTTTCATTGCGGCGCGAAAAAGAATGAAGAGTTGTGTAGATATTTAAACCAATACTTTGACATTATAATTGCCTATACGGCTGTAGACAACGCCACATATGTGTCTGAAGCATGCGGTGGCCCTCCCGCTGAGACTCAATTCATAGATATAAATACAATTGACTTTAGCAAAGAGTTGCACAATATGAGTTTCTTAAATAGGCGCCTCTCCGATAATGAAGAGATGAAGTTTCACCTAAACGATCGTAGGATAAAATAATGAAGACCTCTTTACCAATGAAACACGTCGATAAAGGATGGGGCTGGGAGCGCTGGATCGTTAACTGCGAGGAATATTGCGGTAAGTTGCTATTTTTTGAACGCGGAAAACGCTGTTCATGGCACTATCACAAACTGAAGGATGAAGTCTTTTATTTACAGTCAGGTAAGATGATGGTATACTATTCAGAGAAAGACGATCTTGAAACCGCTGATCAGCTTATTCTGCATCCTGGCGACAATTTTCATGTATATCGCGGCTTGCGACACCAAATGGTAGCTCTCGCAGACTGCGAACTGTTTGAGTTTTCTACCCAACATTTTGATAGCGATTCGCATCGCTTGCTCAAGGGAGATTAATGACTCAACGTAAATATTTACCCACCCTATCCGAACTTGTGGATAGACTTTCGATCGCGCAATTAAAAGAAGTGTTTATCACAGAACACAAGGAAGAATACGCACAAGAGATTGCCGATATTTGTCATGACATAGAGATTCTGTTGCCCGAATCAGCCGAACTTATACGAGCAGTGGTAGTACTCTCCCAGATGAATTTGCATATTTGGCATAATGAGTCCAACTATAGAAAGGGCATTAAGGACGGCAACAACCTTGAACTTACCCACGGATTAAATGGTATTAGAAATACAGCAAAAAACAAGATTCAGGAAAAACTCGGAGGTCGAAAGGACTACAAGATAGATTGTCTTGCGGCAGACTTTAAAGATTGGGAGATTAGCTGGAAGTGAAGTTTTTGGTTATTGGCGATAGTTGTACAGACGTGTTTGTATATGGGTATTGTGATAGGATGGCGCCAGCCGCCCCGGTACCGGTGTTTGTAGCAGACAAAGAAAAGAGCAACATGGGAATGGCCGGAAATGTTTATAAAAATATGCTTTCTCTTGGTGTGGAGTGTGATCTTATCACTAATAAAACACAAATTACAAAAACGAGATATGTGGAAAATAAAACTAACCACATGATTATGCGACTGGATTCAGGCGAAGGAAGTGTGGATCGAATAGAGGGTATTGAAGAGATAAAGTATGATGATTATGATGCAGTTATTCTCTCCGATTATGATAAGGGCTTTTTGACTACCGAGGATATCCGTGAAATTTCCCGCCTACACCCTCTCGTCTTTTTGGACACTAAAAAACTGATTGGCGATTGGGCAAAAGATATCACCTATATCAAGATTAATGAAGTAGAATATGAAAAAACCAAACACACGCTAAGCGATTGGTGTGATGAGAAAATGATTGTCACCCTTGGTTCACATGGGTGTCGTTATAAAGACAAAATAATAGGTGTTATAAAAGTGGAAATTCGTGATTTAGTAGGTGCAGGGGACACGTTTTTGGCCTCTTTAGTATACAACTTTGTTAAGAGAGGCAATATCTATGTAGCAATCGATTTTGCCAATGAATGCGCCACACAAGTTGTACAACAAAGAGGAGTTAATACAATAGGATGGATACAACAATATGACAGATAAGAAAAACCAAGGCGAAGGCGTGCGATTGGGTGATGCTTAAAGACGTCTTAACGGGAAAAATTGAATGGTAAAAGTGTGGACCAATGGATGTTTTGACATCTTACACCGCGGCCATTTTGAAATGTTAAAACATGCAAAATCGCTCGGAGATTACCTCATAGTAGGCATTGATTCAGATCAAAAAGTGAAGAAAGACAAAGGAAATGATAGGCCATATAATTCTGTGGAGGATAGAAAGTTCGCCCTCGAATCGATAAAGTATGTGGACACTGTTATTGTCTTTGATTCAACCGAAGACCTTTCACAGATAATTAAAAGTATATCCCCCGACGTGATGGTTATAGGATCTGACTGGAAAGATAAGACCGTTATTGGAGAAGAATATACACAAAAGCTGTGTTTTTTTGATAGAATAGAGCGTTATTCCACCACCAAGATTTTAGAAGGTATAAAGTGAAATTAGTTGTTATAACAGGATGTTTGGGTCTTATTGGCTCGTACGTGACACGCAAATGCCTTGAAAAAGGATGGAAGGTATATGGGGTCGATAAGTGTACCTACGCAGCCAACGAAGAATTTTTGAATGAGTTTTTCAAACACCCCAACTTTACATTTTGCAAAGAGGATATTGCCACTCTTACATATTTGCCGGATTGCGACTGTGTTATTAACGTCGCTGCTGAATCCCACGTAGGTAACAGCATTATCGATAGTGCTGATTTTATTAAGACTAATGTAGTGGGAGTGAAGAACCTTTTAGATCTTGTTCGCAATAAGGCGCATAACGTAAGCGACAGACCGCTATTTTTTCACTTTAGTACAGATGAGGTTTACGGAGATATCACCGAAGGCGAACATATAGAGACCGATATTTTAAAGCCTAGTAATCCTTATTCTGCCTCTAAAGCAGCTGCCGACATGCTCATTTTAGCATGGTCTCGCACCTACGGAATAAAGTATATAATTTTACGCCCAACTAATAATTATGGTATAGGACAATACCCCGAAAAACTCATTCCAGTTTCAGTGAAGTTGTTAATGCGCGGCAAAAAGATTAAATTACATAATGAAGGGCTGCCAATCAGAAACTGGCTACACGCCGACGATACAGCCAATGCAGTAGTGACCTTGGTGGAATCTGGAAACACAAATGAAATATATAACGTGGCCGGCGTCTTTGAACAGAAAAATATTGATACAGTAACGAAAATCTGTGAATGTTATTTTGGAGAAAAAAGAGACTGGTCTCCATATTTAGATTTGGCATATGTACGAGAAGGCCAGGACGTACGATATGCCCTTAATGATGACAAGTTACGTCATTTAAACTGGCACACAAAAAAAAACTTTGATGATGAAATTCAACATATAGTTGAATATTATAAAAATAATTTTAAATGGTAAAAGGAGAAAATATGCATTTATCAAATCAAGCACTTGGCGCTATTATGATGGCGCTTCAAGAATCACTCTTAAATGAATTGGACATTGTCCCAATTCTTAAGGGGTTCGAACTAGAAGAATCAGGAAAAGGTGACCTCATCGTGAAAAATCCCCCCACTGTAAGATTCACAGACGATAGTACGATTACAGAAGAAGATTTAGTAAAGATGGCTCGGGATGCCTAGGTATCGATATCTATGTAACGAGTGTAAAATAGAGACCACCCTACGTCATACCATCAAGGAGACAGTGCAGGACTGCGACTTGTGTGGTACAAAAGGAAGTATGAAGAAATTGCTTTCAAAACCCTTGTATACTTCCAAAACACCAATATCTGCGGATACAAAGGTGGGAGAATTAACTCAACAATATATCGAAGACAATCGAGAAATTCTAAATCAAATGAAACAAAAAGCAAAAGAGGAAGCCCATGAGCCGACTTGAAATAATATTGGCCGTCATTCTATCTCTTTCTTTGGTGTTTAATGGGGTAGTGTTTATATATGCGCGCGCCGCCATCGCGCGCTTGTTGATGGTTTCCGAAGAACTAGGCGACCTTCAACAAATGATCAATGCTTTCGCTATCCATACTAAAAATATATATGAATTAGAGATGTTTTATGGAGATCAATCGCTAAAAAGCCTTTTGGAGCATGCGGTTTCCTTTAATGAACAGATGGAAACATTTGAATACATATACTCCCTTACCGAAGAAGAAATAGAAAACTCCGAGCCAGAGGAAGAAGAAAATGAAAACGAGATTATAGATGACACAGAAGAAGAAAACAAAGAAACGTAAAAATTATTATTTTACAAAAGATCACGAAAATGCGATTGTGCGATATTCAAATACCACTTGCATTCGAGAACGCACAGAATTATATGAACGCTGGATTGGGCCTGCCCTAAATGAAATGGTAGACAAAATTGTGTTTACCTATAAATTCACTAATTTACCAAATATTGATTCGCTACGCGACGAATGTAAAGTTTGGCTTGTTACTATTTTGGACAAATACGATCAGAGCCGCGGCTCAGCAGCCTTTTCTTATTTTAGCGTAATCACTAAAAACTGGTTTATTCACAAGGTTAAAAAACAACAAAAGCGTCAACGTCGCGAAGTTGATTATGACAACATTTCTAAATATTACGAAGAGAAATACCTCTCTACTACCGAATCGTATGTAAGTGAGAGAGAAGAAGAAGAATTTTGGGACTCATTTTATAAAGAACTGCAATCTTGGGATGTATCTCAAATGAAGGAGAACGACCTAAAGGTTTACCAGGCAATAAATATTTTATTCGAATCCAAAGAGGACATCGAAATTTTTAATAAAAAAGCTATTTATCTATACTTGCGGGAGATAACGGGTCTAAACACAAAACAGATTGTTAATTCTCTAAAGAAGTTCCGTAAAAAATACAGTAATTTTAAACAATCATGGAATACGGGGGTACTATGAGCACTAAGAAAGTAGAAATATTAATAGGCGAAGCTCTCGACAACATCAGATCGGATCGTAAACTTGCGCGCGAATTTCTTAATGATATCGCCAACGAGATTGCAACTGACACCGAAAAGATCGCGCGCCTGAGCCCAGTTGCAGCTAAACACGTAGAAACGCTGCAGCGCTCCAACGAACAACTAGTCAAGCTTATAGGAATGCAGCAGAAAGGTCAAAAGAGTGTCGATTTCTCAGAAGATGATAAAAATAGCCTATTTGATATAATTCAGGGGGGTGTAGAATGAGTGAAACTTTTGATCATTCGGTTTTTTCCGACAACAGATCAGCTGTCGATGTTTTTGCGCAATCTATTCGCCGAGTCTATAGAGGTCCCCTGGGCGGCCAACGCTTCCACGCATTAGTTTTAGCTCCAATTCAGCAAGCAGGGGGAGGTGTCTTTAAGTATAAGGCGCGCATTCTTGCGCCCGAAGCCGGCAGCCGTACTCCCAACCCACACGCAGCGCTACCCGATCCATGCAAGATATCTTGGGCCGCAGATCCAGCAGGAGTTAACGATGCCATTCGATTGCACACCACGTTTTATTCTACATATAATAGCAGGGGACAGGTGCCGGCGGGTGGTGATGTAGTTATCGTGGCACTTGATCTAGGAGCAAACGGCACTTGGAACTTAGCAGATGGTGAACATCTAGGAATAGCTCGCAAGGGTGCGTACGCCGCGGCAGGTAAAACGGCTGCAGAGTGCGAGGGCCTTGCCTCTAAATTTGGTACAGATGCCGGTGACCTAACTTTGTTTGCAACCGCCCAAGATGCAGCTATATGGATGCCTATATTTAATGGGATTAGCGCCGATGGTACAATGAAAGATAAGGTAACATTCAAGGGGAATCCATATGGGCCTCCCGCCAACTCACTTGCATCATATTCAAATTTGATTATTGCGGCATGCCACGCATCGAAACCATCGCGCACCGATGTCTCCATTGGATCCAATGGAGCTGGGCGCTCCGTGCAGTCCACCTGGGAGGCCGGCCCCGGCCGATCCAAACTATCCTTACACATGCTGTACATGGCACATGATCTTAAAATAACAACAAATCCTGCGTCCGTCGGGCTGACCGGTGTCGAGGCTGTTCCCACCTATGGAGGTAAGTCCAACAAAATTTTAGCTAAAGACACACAGCTTATGCAATGTATGTTGGCTGCAGAGGCGGCTTCTGGTGGCAAATACAAGTGGGGTGGAAAACTTGGCGGCCGCACCGGGCAACCCGGAGACATAAATGTTACAGAACTCCATCACTGGCAATATAATGAAGATACTATAGAGGGCCAGGGGCTTTGGTTGGCCGCTCAAAAACATTATTACGCCAAAATGAAGACTCTCGAGTCGGCCCTCAAAACCGCAAATATTGAGAGCTTTGAAAGTCTTCGTAATCATAATACACGTCTAACTCTTTACACTCATTTAGCTGGTATCTTTGGAGCTTTTGGTGTCTTTTAAAAAGAGGAAAAATGACTAAGAAAGATAAGAAAATTTGGAGTAAAGAGAAATTCTCCGCCGAACGAAGAGCAATAGTTGAAGATGTTTATGCCAAGATGAAGGGCTCGGGCAATGCCCGCTCCACTACAACATCCGAAGGCATTGATACGACCACAGAGTCTGCTGTAACGCTAGGTGATCCATCCGATTATTATGATAATCCTCCTTATGTTTTGCCAGATAATAGTGGTCTTTATCATACGGATGTCGCGACTCCACGCGTGCACTACAAGCGCGCCAAAGGCGAAAAGATTATTAAAAGAAAGAACGCTTATATAGTTCTTGGCCGAGATCGACCCAGTTCAAATCGCAGCGGATGGGGATCTAAAGGGGCGATAAATGCCGCTAGCATTGATTTGGTGGTAGGTAGAATGGCTGGTGCACGAGACGGACAAGGAGTAGATGATGGTACCCATGTTGACAACTCCTTCAGTGCCGATGCAGCACGTATTCACATAAGTCAGATGACAGATATTGATAAAAACTTCGGTATAGCCACCAATGAGATTACCGCAGCCCCTCCCCGTTCTGGTATTGGTATTAAAGCGGATCTCGTGCGCGTGATTGGTCGCGAAGGAGTGAAAATCGTTACCGGAAAGTGTGACGGTTGTAAGCCGGCTGAAAAAAACTCTATGGGTGGAAAATTACTTCCCGCGCCGCGCATCATCTTACAAGCCGGCAACAATGTCGAGTCTCGTATGGTGTTTGGTGGCCTTTTTAATACACCTGAAAAATACAACAACCTGCAAGGTGTGGCTCGTGGAGAGAATGTTGTAGAATCTCTTCGTGATTTAGCTGAAATTTTAGACGAGGTGATGAGCGCTCTTATTAACTTCCTATTACTTCAACAAGCATTCAATGGTGCGGTCGGAGTAGACCCGATTCGTCCGTGGGTGCCGACAGCTGCTGGAAGTTTCGTGGCATTGTCGATCCCGTGGATAATGGACAGCATAATACAAACGCGCACCAACAAAACCCTGTGGGAAATTAATCACCTATATCCATGCGGTTACCGCTTTATCCCGAGCCGGAATGTGTATTCCACTTAACCAAGGAGAAATATAAATGGCAGACTCTACTTTTTTATCATGGCAAGATAGAAACAATGATGGCTTAATAGATGTGTGCGGCCCTGCACCATCCTCACCCATTATTTGTTTAGAATGTTCTCCCAATCCTAAAGCTTTGGTACCAAACTGGCGTAATCGAACAATAGACGAACCATTCTTAAACGAGAAATTGTGTGAATATTGGATCACTGTTCCTACCGCATATACCGAGATTTCACATAATCTAGAGGGAAAGGCAGAAATTCAAAAAACACGAGCGGTATCTGCCTTGTTGGACATTTTTGATAAAGATACTTCGCACGAGACCTTTAGTGCATTAAGCGCCGCACTACATCTTAAAGATTTTGATCTAGATCCACGCCCTAACAGCAGAGCTAAATTTCTATATGGGGTTTCTTATTCGGATTTACATGATCTTAAAGATGCCGTGGAAGAAGACGAAGAAGTAGAAGAGGAACGCGAGGATGTTTTGGTAACATATCAAGCATCATCAATCAAATCTCAATTAATTCGGGTTAGAAAGGGCTTGAGTTTATATTCGCGCTTTCTAAAAGTGTACCAAGGAGTCGAAGGAGGAAACTTATATTTTGAAGATGCGGAGTCCGGTGAATCAAGAGCCATTTTTAATTTAGAAAGTTATGGTGATATTGGAATGTGGCCAAGCGCCTCTAAGATGGGTTCGATGTTGGTAGAGTTAGATAAGTTTTTAAATGGCAAAGGCCTAAACATTCCTGGTAGCGGCCCTATTGTCTTTTTTCAAGATCGCGTGGTTAAAATAGAGATTTTATATAGTGGAGAATATGATTTAAAAAGAATGAAAGTGTGGACTGAAGACTGTGGGGAAAAGCCCAAGGTTTACACAAGCAAATTAAGCCGGCTTAAATCAAAACCCGGTTGGCGCGATAGAACTGCGCGCGGCTATTTTGCGCAGCTTCAACAAATGCACTCAGCACTTGGCGCGCGCGAAGCGTGGCCATGGATAGAATTTGTAACTAATTTTACCTACCCTCCTGTAATAGCAGTGAAGCTTCCTACTGATTCAACTCCCGGCGAAACGGTGGGAAGCTGTGTAATGGAGGCGCTAGAAAACGAAGCCAAACAACTAGGACAAGATATTTTGGATGATGTGTTTGGTTTGGGAGATGCAATTGCCTATATGTTTCACAACAATTTGTGTCAATCTTCATTAGAGGACGTTATTGCATCTGATGAAGAGTTGGGCCTTCTTCCTAATTTGGATAACCCCGGCGCATTTGATCGCAGCAAGGTGTCGTCCATGGCCACGGAACAAGCGTTTAAGAAGCTGAAGACCAATAATCCTATCGGTAATTATTTATGCGCAAATGTGTTGGGATTAGGTTTGCCTGCCGTGGGTGGCATATGCGGAAGTGCCGGCGCCCAAATGGAAGCGCTATGGAAGGAGGGGTTTGATGGTCTTAAATGGTGTGGTTTATTAGATCTGCTTATGGAGGTCATCAGATGCTTGATGGGCGGCCTTACTTTAGAAGAAGCCCTCGCGAGTATTTGTGAAAGCGCACTCCAAGCAATGGGTATAGAGAATTTCGGCGATCTTTTTATTGGCCTTGATCCTGAAAAGCAAGCTGCATTAGATGCTCTAGTGAAGCAAAAGCTTTCCGAAGGACAACTTTTTAAATCCGACTCACAAAATGCGATTGTGGGAGATTCGACCGCCGGCAACTATGTCATAGAGAAGCCCTGGGAAAACCAAGAGCTAATTGATAAGGAACGCAAAAATCAAGTAGAAGGGCCGGTTGATGGGATGACACCTCAGCAAACACAAGATACATCCACCGCTCAGCGTCGTACACTCGCACAACAATTTGACATGGGAGCATCAGCTAACCAGTTAGACTCCAATATTGTAATGCAGGCTTATTTTAAGGCTCTGCTGGAGATGTTTGATGGGATGCTGTTGGAACTGGTAGATATACTTAATAAATTCCCTGGCGCTCAGCTTATAGCAGGAATCATAGCTTTACTCGACTGTCCGCGCCCACCCATCTTTAACCCCAGCATAATGGATTTCCTAAAAGATCTTGAGCTACCTTTTTGTCGAAATATGACGGATATCACCCTTCCTCGTATAGAAAACCCTTTCGGATGGCTTCCCAAATTTAAAGATATTTGGCGATGGTTGTGGCTAGCTTTAAAGTGTGCAATTCAACAGTTAATTGTTTCAATTTTGATGAAGCTTTTGGTAAAACTATGTGAGTTGTTAGGAGACGCGATATGTAAGGCTCTAGAAGTTGCAGGCGCTATGGCGGCTGCGTTAGTGGACTCTAGCACAACCTTTGCGGCTGCAATTAGGAAGGCGATTTGTGGAGAGGAGGCAGACGATGCACAAGTTGAAGCCACCATTGAAGATCTTTTTGGTACTTTAGGCGCCGGCGGCGCCGCATTTGGCGACCGAGAGGCTGTGATTAACTTTGCTGAAGATATTGCCTCTTCTGTAACTCAACGCGAACTACTAGAAGGGTTTACAGGAGTGCCTTCCCAAGCATTGTTGAATATCACTGATACTCTTATTGAGTGGGAGTATCCTGAATTTCGCGATGGTCTCGGTGGAACAGATGACATCGAAAGATTTTTTGTCAATGTTGGAAAATTACTTCCGGTCGACTTTAAGGCCGAAATCGAAGATTATTTGGATAGTGTTCCTCTAAACGATACAACTCCTGCTAACCCAACTTTATGTGCAACCCCTAAACAATTGGAAGATTTTAAAAACTTACGTTGTGAATTACTTGAGGGAAGAGCAACCAAAGAACAATGCGATGCTATGTATGAGAGTATCAGAGGGCAATTTTTAGACGATTTGGATGATTTGGGTGCAGTAGTTCAAGGAGGTCCAACCGCGTTTATCATGGACAATATGCCTCCCATCGTCTCCACTAACCCTGACCCAGATTGTCAGGATGGATTAATACCCTTAGAGCCCGAAGAGGCCGCGGCGTCCGCCAAGGCAGCATTAGGCGGAGCTTTAGAGCAATTAAAAGTAGACTTTTCGAAAGATATGTTGGGTAATGGAGGGTTGTTTGCAAGCGATAAAGATTGGGGGATGATAAATATGATTCTCTCCGACACAATGGGAAAACCATATACCGCTCACAAAAGGAAAGTTTTTAATGATCGTAGTTATGTGGATTTTTATGTGGATTTAGGTAACACTTGGGCCTCGGCGTTTGACAAAGATCAAGCCGCCTTTGAACAAGTGTCCGCCCTGTACAAGCAACAGGGCGCGTACCCCGTCCGCGTCGGGGGATGGCTACAAGATTATATGAAGGACGAAGTAGAAATAAATTTTAAAGGAAATAATAGCCTCGCTGGTAGAAAGGACACGTATGTTTCCTTCGAGACACTAGGGTTTACAGGACTTTTTGGTGGGGATATTGATCTGTTGGCAGTCCCAGATATGGGGTATAATATAGGATTGGGTGTCAATATGGGCGCCGAATCCGTCCTTTTTAAGAGAATGCCCCGGAAGGCCTCTCCTGACCTTAATTTAAGCTTCAGAGACAATGCCAAAGGTCTCTCGGCGAATTTCGGTGGAACATATGCGTGGGGGTATGATGCTCAGATCTATCTTTCTGATTTGGTACAACCAGAAAGTGCGCCACATAATATGGGTAGCAGCCCAGTAGGAACGTATTCTTATGCCGATAACGCTCGCGTCAAAATTACTGAATTTTTTAACATGGGAGTTGATACAGACTTTTCTCCAACTCAACATATGGACAGAAAAGAGAAAAAAGAATTTGAGAAAGATCAAAAAAACAGCATTATTAAAGATAGAGCATTAGAGTTTGTAGCTATTGACGATGCCTTTGAAAATTTTGAAGAAATTGCTGCCGATTATCCCAATTTCTATCAATGTTTTACAAATCTCGTAGGCGCCCCTCCCGAAACAATCCTGCTGAAAGAAATGATAAATAGTGGCTCTCAGGCAATCGGTATCCCCGTTGATACCGTCACATCCGGCGCTGCCGGCGACGCTCGCGACGACGCCATCCAAACACTTACTAAGCGATTCATGGATCTCGTGGCCAATAATGATATAGCCTTTAATTACGGTGCGCAATTTGATCCCCTCACACTGAGTGATATCGAATATGTAACGGACAATGGGGTGGCTTACCATGAAGCGGTAAATGACGAGGGTGAGCCGTTAAGTAATGATGATATGATTTTGGGTAAAAGCCGAGATCAGTATCTAAATGGGAAGGATGCTCGCGTCATTTATTTAGATCCCAATAAATTTGGCGGTACATATATGAATCCTCCTCTTTATATTCGACCGGTTGTGAATAAGGGGTGGCTTGGAATGGTGGATGTACTGTTTCCCGATATAAGCCCATGTAAACCACAACGAACTGATTTGATTGATTTCGGCGATATCCAAGACAAAATTAATGAGCGATATCCGCAAATCCCTCACGATCAGCGCCTTAAATCCGATCCAGATTGCGTTTTAGAAGTCCCATTTAATAGAATTTTAGAGCGCTCAGCAAAAGCAGAATTAGAAGGTCTTATAAGTTCTGCCATTCGAGCTTTCGTTAGTGTGGAAATGCTCAAAGGTCTCGCAACATTTAGCACCTTTAACCCTAGTTGTCCATATACATATAGTAAATTATTTGCTGCCTATGTGGTAGAGCTAATGGAAAAGGGGTTCAAAGATCCTTCAACAGCTCCTTGGGACTTTTTCAGCCCTTTCAGCGATCACGAATTTTGGTATGCATTTCTAGAAACTGCCGTTCAAATATATAATTATAGAATTAGTTTAGATGAGATCCAGCCCCCGCAGAGTGTTTTAGGGGCTTTGATCGAAATAGATAACATGCAATCTGAATATAAATACCCATATCACGAAGAGCTTTCGGATGCTAAGTCGACAAACCCCCGAGACGCAGGGATGCTCGAAACTCTAAAGGGATATCGTGAAAGTAAAAACCTTGAAGCCGTACAAAAAATCGAAGAGTCCGCCAAAATTGTATTGGCTGAGTTAGTTGTCGAACAAATCAACTATATGGGCAAAAAATTCGTAGATAATCTCAAAGTATTAGACATAAAACCAACTATATTTGATTTAGATTATTATTTATTGCAATATTTCGCCGCTGGAAGTGAATTGATTTTAGATTGGGACATCAAGCCGGAAGTTGTTGGCTTAGGTGAGCCCGGGGACAGCGAATTATATACCTCTGGCAAGTCTTTTTCTGATGCGGAAACAGGTGAAGAATATGAGGGATATTATCATGTGTTCCGCGATCCCATGGATGGCAGCGCGCTATATGCCGCCGGCGAATTTTGGATAGCAGATGACGAGCCGCGGCTATTGCGGCCACTAGCAAACAAGCTCACTGTACCCATCGGAGACGTGGCTAGTTTGGGAGAAGCAAGTCCAGGTTCTGACGATTTCTTGATTATTGAAAAGTATATCAGTATTAATGGCGGCAAAAAAACTCCAGCCGACGCGCTAGCTGTAATTAAAGATCTGCCGCCCACAGATAATATTTCTCAACATTATCCCGGTTCGATGGAAAACGTCTATAACGACGATGGAGAAGAGGTGGGAATAAAAGGAAGCATGGGAGTTCGTTATGGGCTTCAAGTGAGTGCTGTGATCGGCAGCCAGCAGGTGCCGATTACGTCCGTTGAAGTGGATTCTTTGGACGTAGAGTGTGCTAATGCGCAGCCCTTTGAAGCAGATAGTAACCTTTTATATTGTTTAATTTTGAAACTAAGGGAAGATGCGCGATTCAAACTATTGACACGTTATATTCTTCCACTACCAAAGATGGTTTCACTCATTGCCATTTATAACTCCTATGGGCTTTTGCAGTCTATTGGACAAATTTGCGCCGAGACGGGAGATACTTTTGGGGTCACGCCCCCCGGCAAATTTGCAGGAATCGGCACCAAACCAGGGCGCGCCGTATCAGTAAGCTATGGAAAGGACGGCCCATATGTAACGGACATTAGTTTTAATTATACAGACACCGATGGGTGGGCTAGTAAAAAGGATCGGGATATAGATCAATGGTTTGTGTTAGAATTTGATAAGTGGGACATGGTATTATTAAGAAACTTTAAAACGCGCTTGAAAAAGCTTTTTCGTAGTTTTTATCGAAGTCGTAAGTTTACTCCCGGCGATGATGATGGACCAAGTGCTGGTACAATTTGGTTAGCTGGTCTTCGAGAGTCTTTTCGGCCCGTCCCCGGCCGGTCAATGCTTCCTTGGTGGCGACGCGGCAGATTACGTCCCAACCCGTTTAATGCGGAAGAGGAATTGTGCACGAAAAAAGATTAGTAGCATAATTATTAGATAGGAGAAACAATTATGGCCTCATTTAGTGTAGCGCTCCCCTTAGAGTTTGATGCCACTGATGGCTTTAGAATGATAAAAGAGTTTAATTCGCTCATTCGACAAAATTTAAAAATGATATTGTTGACCGATCCTGGCGAACGCGTGATGGATCCGTTGTTTGGTGCTGGCATTAAAACTTTCTTATTCGAAAGTTTTAATGCCGGGGTTGGACCGCAGCTTGAGGGCATTATTAGAAAGCAGGTATCCACCTATATGCCATCGGTGCAAATTGAGAAAATCGATTTTCACACAATGGATCCCGACGCAAACACCATAGGCTTCGCCATAGTATATAATGTTCCTCAGATTGGCGTAAAAGATTTACTAGAATTTACTATTTAAAAAAGGGGGATTTTTAATGCCAGATGACCAAAAAAACATAATACCTATAAATTATACTCATCGTGAGTTTAAATCTATTAGGCAAGATCTGCTACAAATCGCAGAAAGACTATACCCCGATTCTTTCCAAGATTTCAGCGAAGCATCTTTTGGATCATTGATGCTGGACGCAGTTGCTTATGTGGGAGATCAACTTTCCTTTTATTTAGATTATAATGTTAATGAGGCATTTTTAGACACTGCTTACCAATATTCTAATATTATAAGACACGGGCGCACACTAGGATATAAAGACACAGGCCGGCCATCTACTTACGGAGAGGTGGCCCTTTTCGTTCAAGTCCCCGCTAGCGGCTATGGTATAGGTCCGGACACTAAATATTTACCCGTCTTAAAAAGAGGAAGCCGGTTTGCCTCGGTTAATGGCTTAAGTTATGTATTGGTCGAAGACATTGACATGTCGTCACCCAAAAACCCCGTCATTGTATCCCAAGTAGATTCAGATACTGGTGCACCCACGAATTATGCGGTCAAAGCCTACGGAACAGTAGTGTCTGGCTATTACGGCGAAGAAAAAGTTAAAATAGGGCCTTATGAAAGATTTAAACGCGTACGCCTTGCCACCGCCAACATATCAGAGGTTACCTCAGTATTCGACTCGGAAGGCCACGAATATTTCGAGGTAGATTATCTATCCCAAGATATGGTATATAAAGAAATTACCAACACCAATTATCAAAACGACAACGTACCTTCGATATTGAAGCCCTATCTGGTTTCTCGAAAGTTTGTAGTAGAGAAAGATCGTTTTAGCACAGATCTTCAATTTGGCTCAGGCAAAGCCGGCGAATCGGATGTAATTGCTAACCCCCAATCTGTGGCTTTAGATATCTTTGGAAAGAATTATGTAACCGACACTACGTTTGACCCTACGCGGCTAACCAAAAATGAAAATTTTGGAATTGTGCCGTCGAACACCACATTAACAATTGCTTATCGAGTTACTAACCCGGGCGATTCTAACGCAGCCGTGGGCGCGATAAACTCAGTATCCAATGTTAGTGTAGAGTTTAAAGATGCCAATACCTTAACTCCCACTACAATGCGGTCAGTTATTGCGTCTGTGGAAGTTAACAATGAAGTACCTATTATTGGTAACGTGAGTACTCCCACGTCCACCGAACTTAAACGCAGAGTATACGACACGTTCCCTACTCAAAATCGTGCCGTAACACAGGCTGATTATGAGAACTTATCATATAGAATGCCCGCCAAGTTTGGATCTATAAAGAGAGTATCTGTCCAAAAAGATCCGGACTCACAAAAACGAAATTTGAACCTGTACGTTGTATCAGAAGATGAGTTTGGAAAATTAGTTAAAACTAACCGTACCATTAAAAATAATTTAAAAACGTGGTTGAATAGCCATCGTATGATTAATGATACTATTGACATTCTTGATCCCTATATTCTTAATTTAGGAATCGAGTTTGTGGTTAAGCCCGCGCACGATGCAGACAAATATGTGCTACTAGATCAGTGCGTAAGTATGCTTAAAACCGAGTTTGCTAACACCTCCTTTTACATAGGAGAAGCTGTTTATATTAGTAATATTTTTGCAGCCCTTAAAAAAGTGCCGGGTGTATTAGATGTACTCAAAGCAAAATTAGTAACCCGCTTTGGAAGTGGATATTCTGATGCTCAAATTATTATTAATAATAGTCTCGCACCAGATGGAAGCTATTTAATTGTTCCTAAAAATGCAATTGTAGAGTTTAAGTATCCGTCGGTAGACATCAAAGGAAAGATTAGGTAATGGCGATTAAAAGATATGTAGCGAGCGCTGACACTACCATTGTGAACGCATATCAGCAAAATTTAGAGACCCGGGGTACCGGAGCAAACATGGGCGCAGCAGATGTAATGGAGGTGTTTTCTATCTACGGAAGACAATCTACCAGTTCGGCAGAACTTTCTCGCATTCTTATTAAATTTCCCGTCGCCACTGTTGTAACAGATCGGAGCGCCGGCACAATACCTGCCAGCGGAAGCGTCAGCTTTTACATGAAATTATATAACGCTGTCACTTCAAAAACTGTACCTGTTGATTATACCTTAATGGTGCAGGCTGTTTCTCAGTCGTGGCAAGAGGGCATCGGCCTAGATCTCGAAGACTATAGAGATCTCACCAAAGGAAACGCAGGCTCCAACTGGATGTCAGCTTCTAACACTGCTTATTGGGCAAATGCCGACGGGACTGTTCTAGCCGGCGGCTCCTTCCACACACGATCGTTTGGTGGCGGTACTGCCGGATCCCCAAACGAAATTCATGTATTTTCACAGTCATTTACAACCGGACTAGAAGATTTAGAAGTCGATATTACCCCTCTGGTGGAACAATGGATTGCCGAGACGTGGGGTAACTATGGGGTGGGTGTCCACCTTACGGCCAGCCAAGAAGCCAAACATTCAGGTTCTGCGCCCAGCGTGGAAAAAAGATATCCCGGATATCCTGCGCTAGATAGAGGCGGTAACGATAAACAAAATGTGCTTTATAACCCAAGCGGCTCCACCGAGTCTTACTACACAAAGAGATTTTTTGCTCGAAAGAGTCAATTTTTTTACAAGCGCCCATCTTTAGAAGCGAGATGGGATTCTTCGGTTAAAGATAACCGCGGCGACTTCTATTATAGCAGTTCGTTAGCTTCGTCCGGAGACAATCTCAATACAATTTATCTTTATAACTATGTTCGCGGCGAACTCGCGGATATTCCTAACTTAGGAAAGGACAAGCGCGTTTATGTTAGCATTTTCTCGGGGTCAGTTGGCGGGTTTTATGGTAATCAGGGCGGCGGCGACGGCGACGACGTCGCCCCCTCTAACTACCCGGTTTCAGGTACGACTGGGAGTATTCAGATATTGTCTCCCGATAATAACGACTATGTCCGCGCAGATTATCTCACGCTTGTAACGGGAGGAATTGTATCAACAGGCATTTATAGTGCTTCGTTTGCTTTCACTGGCGCAGAAATACTTAATACGATTTATGACGTCTGGTTCACTGGTAGTCACAGCATTCAAGACGCAAGAACAGCACCTACTCAATACTTTACTGGTGCGATTAAACCGAAAACTCTTCGATCTTCCCCGGCTGTTTCTAACCCTGTATATTATTTGAACATTACAAATCTACGAGGAAAATATCGCAGCAACGAAAAGGCTCGGCTTAACCTTTATGTAAGAGACAAGTACTGGAGTCCCACCATCTACACGGTCGCTAACGACGATCCGCCAGCTACCACCATACCCAGCGCCTCCTACAAAGTATATCGTGTACTCGACGCGCTAGATGTTATTCCCTATGGCACAGGAAGCGACTTGCACACAGTTCTTTCCTATGATATATCTGGTAATTATTTTGATTTAGATATGCGTTTACTAGAGCCGGGCTATGCCTATGCTCTTCAGTTCTCTTTCTATGATTCCGCACTTAGTTCTTGGACCGAACAAAAACAAGTATTTAAATTTAGAGTAGAGAGTTATGAGTATTAAAAAACTATTTGATTCTACACACACACCCAAAAATTATTTAGGCGAGACCGACGAGAAACAAGCATATAAAGATGTTGAGTCGGCCACAAATGTAGAAGCAATTCGAACCAAGCAAGAAGCTTTTGTTCCTCAAATAGATTATAAAGATCCAGAGAATTTTGCCAAATTCGGATCTGCTTATTTATATTATAAGGCTGGCATAGAGAGGATTGTTGATTATTATCCCTATGACGGTTCTGATGCCGAGATTAACACCTTCTATAATGAATGTCTGAATATTGAAAAATATATCTTTGACAAATTATATCCTCGTACAACCGGCTATGTGAACATGAGCGTGGGTGGATGGGGAGCAGTAGCGGAAGCCCCGTCAGCCGGAAACTCTTATTATGGAACGCCGTCAACGCTCGAATATATCACCTTTAAAGGTGGCCCACATACCACAAATGCCACATCTCTTGTGGCGAAATCCCCCAACCCGTCCAACAACAAGTTTCAAGACGCCAATATATATGATGAAACTCCATATGTGACCGCCGGCATGCCGGCAACCTATGGATCCGGATCGCGTACCTCCAACCTCAAAAGTGACTTTGGAGCCGGCGTTACAATTGAATTTTGGTTGACGACGGGCTCTACTACCCCCGCCTCGTTCGTGGCCAACAACACCCAAAAACAAGTGGTGCTGGATATTTGGAATAATGAATACATTGCCCCCGGAACAGCTAACCGCTCAGAACACTACGGGCGAATTTCGATTGTGCTAGATGGTGATGCTGGTAGCGGATCACCATTTTTACTTACAGTACAGAGTGGAAGTAGTGGTGGAATAGTTGAACAAACTATTGGACAAAACATTAACTTAAACACGCTGTCTAAGTGGCATCATTATGCGATTGTTTTAGAGAACACTGGAAGCCGATTTAAATCGACCCTATACGTCGACGGCAAAATGAATCAAATTAACACATATGCTAATTCTATTTCCACTTTAAATCCCAAAAATATGATGGGTCGGATCGGAGGCCTCTTGACGATGCCTACGGTGGCAAGTTCAACTGCCACGTCGGGTTCAGGCAAGCTAACTGGTTCGATGGATGAGTTCCGTTTTTGGAAAACTGCTCGCTCTGCTGAAGAGATTGGAAAACACTGGTTCACACAAGTTAGAGGAGGAACAAACTCCGACATTTCTAACACCACTCTGGGTATATATTACAAGTTTAACGCTGGAATTACCACCGATACTGCCTCCGACGCGGTAATACTTGACTACTCTGGTCGAATTTCCAATGGTGCTTGGACCGGCTACACTACAAATTCTCGAAACACAGGGTCAGCTATTGTATCGGCGTCGGCTGCCTCAAAAGAATACCGTGATCCCATTATTCGAGCGGAGCACCCCGATGTCGCATCTTTAAAGAAGTCTCTTTTGGCCAGTGGCTCATTCCACGATCTTAATAATGGAACTGCCTTCCTACATTATATGCCCGGCTGGGTCATCGAAGAGCAAGAATCCGAAGACGGAAGTGATCATTTGTCGAAGATGTGCCATATCATGGGCGCATATTTTGATAATCTTTACCTAATGATTCGTGAAGTACCACGCTTCAAAGGAAAAACTTATACTAGTTCTTCTTATAAGCCTGTGCCCTTCGCCAAGCACTTCCCACAATCTTTGGGGTTATATGTTCCGGAATTGTTCGTCGATTCCGAAGTAATGGAAAGATTCTTAAATCGCGATGACGATTCGCTTTTTGAAGGAGATCTAACAGAGACCAAGAATTTAATCTATCTCAACTTATACAATAACCTTACCAATATCTTCAAAAGTAAGGGCACAGAGAAAGCAATTCGCAATGTATATCGCTGCTTTAATATTGATGATGGATTGGTGCGCCTTAATGTTTACTCAGATAATAATGTTTATGAGCTGCAAAATAATTTAAAGCAGGTAATTGAAAAAAGGACGTCTCTCAACTTTAATTATCCGGGCAACACTAATGCTGTTGTGTACCAGCGGCAGTCGGGAGCATATGGTACAAGTACGGGTTATCAAACCGACACTACTGGCTCAGTTACCGGTTCTCTTATAGACGTTAATTATGCTGGAGCAGAAAACACTTACGGCCTCACCTTAGAGGCAGATGTAGAATTTCCCGATTATGTGGATATTGAAAACTCCTTGTTGCCCGGTAGAGACAGAACCCGAAGCTCACTTTTCGGAATGTATACCGTCAACACTGCTAGTACTCAATGCTTGTTTGGAACAGATACGGCTTGGGTATCTGAGGATTCGCCCGACCGGGGCCGCGGCGGCTTAGACTACGCTAATATGCAGGTTAGTGTTCGTAAAGATCCTATAAATCCTAAAAATGTATACTTTCAATTAAGTTCTAGCAACTCCCCTTACTATATTCCTCTATTAACAAGCAGCATCTTCTACGATGTGTACAACAATGAAAGGTGGAATCTTGCGGTACGTATCAAGCCCAGCTTAGCTCTAGCTGAGATTGTCAGTGGAGCTACCGATTATACTTATGATGTATCATTCCGTGGCGCTAGCACTATGCTTGGAGATGTACGGCGCTCCTTTGCTGTAACGACGTCGCTTACCAAAACCCAAGGACACAATTTGCTTGGGAGTACTAAGCGCGTTTACGCCGGCGCCCGACGCACCAACATAACAGGTACTGTGTTAACAGCTTCAGATGTGAGATTCGCCGGCGTTCGCTATTGGGGTAGATACTTAGAAGATAACACCCTTAATCAACATGCCTTCGACTACGATAACTCAGGAATTTCAGGTTCTTATGAAAATATAGCCTTTAGAGATCGATATCTTAGTGCACAAGATGTTTTGAATTCAAGTATGCTATTCTTAGATTGGCGATTTGATGGAATTACTGGCTCAAATATTGGTGGAGATTTTGTTGTAAAAGACTATAGCTCTGGATCATCCGTACTGCGTGAGAATTACGGATGGATTGGGAACTATCAAGGCTATCAACACACCGGCTATGGATATGGATTTAGAACGTCATCAGCAAATGTAGTTAATACCGAAAAGGTAAGTTCATATAAATTTGTTGACCCCGAGCGCGTAATTTCATCTGACATGATTAAGATTTTGAGTGACGATGATAAAGCTTTCGGATATCGTGAGGCCATCCCAAGCTATCGATATACTCTCGAAAAAAGTATGCAGAACGTTATTTCGGAAGAAATGTTAAATTTCTTTGCTGGGGTTGTTGATTTTAATAATCTTATTGGAGAAAGCGTTAACAGGTATCGTATGCGGTATAAAGGCCTGGATAAACTTAGAGAAAGTTTTTTCCGTCGTGTTACTAAAACATCCACTGTTGAAAAGTTTGTAAAGTATTATAGATGGTTTGATGATGCTATAGCTGAGGTGGTGGCACAAATTTTGCCGGCATCGGCTGATTTTAACCCCCACACTTTAAATGTAGTAGAAAGTCACATTTTAGAGCGCCCGAAATACCGACATCTTTTCCCGACTACTGAGTTTCAAGAGCCGTTTCTGGACGTAGCCCTTATGGGGGTGATTGAGATGCTTTATCCGGCAGTTCTTGGTAGATCTCCGCTGGGCGAGTCGCCTCGACCCACGAATAAGCACAAGACTTTCTGGGCGGAGCGCGCCGAACGAAATGAAGGAGAAATCACATCGGGAGATAAAATAGTCGATGAGCAACGAAACATGTTCAGAGATGTTATCTACTCCGCGCCTGAATTGCCTACTCCTGATCAAATTAGTTATACCACTCTAAAAAGCGCTTACAAGGCGCACCGATATGAAAAACGGCGCTTCGGTCAAATCTATAGAATGACGCAAAAACTTTTCCGGCCCATTCATGCCGGCACGAACTTCAAAGAAAACAAGGAGATAGGATTTACTTATAGTGCCCTCTATCCCGCCGGCCCAGTCAATACAGACGATGAAGTGTTTGTTCCTGAAAATGTTTTGGTTGCATACGAAGAAGATCTACAAGAATTGCCAGAGGTTGTTAACGAGGCCGCCTATGGACAATTGGATTGGAATCCCAACAAAAAAATCAAGAGATTTGTAAAAGTAAATCATGGCAGACATTGGGAGAGAGGTCTGGGATATTATAATACTCTTTCAAAGTTTTCTTTCCCCTTCAACTTGATGAAATCCAGTGTAACTACTGGATATAACAAGCAAATTGTAGATGGGTTTGCTGAAAATGTCGAACTTACTAATCTTCATCATGATACATATGGCGACATGTTCGAAGTGCCCATGCAAGGCCCATTTACATATGATTCAGTGGGTGGCCACCAATCACGACACATTGCACTAAACCGCAGTGCCTCGTCACCGGCTCAACAACATCAAGATTATGATGGTCTTGATAACTATCTCACCCGCCCCGAAGCGTGGAAGATCTTAACCGGTCGTTGCGTCGGAAATAGCGGCTCTCTTGGAATGGTGGGTGCCGATTACCCGTGGCCAGAAGCAAACGAAGAGGGCGAAAACCCATATCCCATGACGGGCGCCCAAAAGGCTATTTACTATCGCGATTATGTAGCAAAAAGACCGGTAAACATTAAGAACATCGCTTATACGACTGCATCACGATTCTTAGGAAACTACCAGCACAATTACCAAGTGGTGAGTTCGATGGGTTCTTATACCAATCCACGACGCTTCATAGATTTTCAGCCAACGCTGCCTACTAATGTAGTAGGAAATCGTCTAAAAACAGATGTTGTCAATATTATTCAAAACATTGATCGCGGCACATCAGCACCATCCAGTTCCGACGCAACTCCTGGCACAAGCTCTCACTTCGACTGGAACTTGGATTATGCTCCGGTTCAGTTTACCGGAGCACTCAATAAGAGTATTTTTGTCGGACGCTTCCGCGCGCCCGGCGGCAGAGAGATTCAATCACGAGGTTTTCTCGACATTCGAGGCGCCGAGTATTCAGTCTATAATGCGCTTCCCTATCGAAACCTATCAGTAAGAAAGCCCCAGCAACCCCCCAGTGGCAGTCCCGACCGCCAGACCCAAGGTATCCGCGTTCGAGATATTCATGGCAAAGATTGGGGACTGAATCCCCTCCTGGCCCGCCACACAGCACGCTTTGGTCGCGATTCTTACTGGGTGAGCGGTACGACTGCAGTGATCAATGGGCCTGTATATACTGCTGGCGGACCAGGAGCCTCCTTCCTGCAGTATCCTGGCTTTCATAAGGTACATCGAAACAATGTGAAAAAACTTAAACTGGATTCCTGTACCTCAACTCCAATTTATAGTATTGCGAATCCTCTCGTAAATACGAAGGCGCTGTCGTTCGCCATGAGCGGCTATTCTGGTAACAGATCAGAATCCCTCATCAAGTCAGCAAGTTTCTCCACAGATTTTAACAAAATAACTATTAGCTTATGGCTTTACCGTCACAACACGGGTCTTAATGGTCAACTTCGTGGGATCGTCACGTTCGGTGATGACGTTAACGCCGGCGGCGCTGGTGTCGATGGTTACCCCACCATTGCATTGCTGTGCAGCAGCGATTATAAACCGAGATTCAAATCAGTAGTAGTTGGAGGTACCAACGGCGACTGGTCGATAGACGCAGAAATCCCATCTGAAAGCTGGACACACTTAGTCGTAACGTATGATGGTACCAGCACCACCGCTATACCCACATTTTATATGAACGCGGTTTCTCAATCGATTTCTAGCTTCCAGTCACCCTCCGACACCATGCAATCTATTACGGACAAATATCCGGGATATTCAAGGATTGGGAACAAGTACGCCGGTGGCGCCTCGGGATATCAAGTTTTAAGCGGAACGAGTATTGATGAGGTGTCGTTCTACAGGACCGATCTTAGTGCTTCGGAAGTTAGTACAATATATTGCAGTGGCAAGGTATTGGATTTAACGTCTTCAGACGCCCCCCGCATAGCCAGTACCACATTAAGCGCCAATGCAACCACTATTGCTGGAACCCTGTCAGCAACCAGCACAGACGATTTTGCAGAATCAGGCAATCTACAAATTAACAGCGAGATTATTGCCTATAACGGTAAAACCTCGACCACATTTACAGGATGCACCCGGGGAGCTTATCAAACTACTCCCGCTAACCACACCAGCGGCGATACGGTCACTCAAGAAGAATTGGTGACTTGGCTACGCATGGGCGGCGGCCCACAAGACATAGCTCAGAGTGACGCACAACTTACGTCTTCGAACGATGGCACTGGGCCAGACTTCCCAGAGTCGGGCAGCAACGTCTTTATTGATGTCAAGGGAAACAACAGTTATGCCATTCGAACTGGCAACAGTAAAGAAAACAACATGGTATACAATGCTGTGGGATACTTGCCCAACAACTCAGATTTTGCACCGCTTGGCGGGTGCCAAGGAGATATCGTAGGATATAAGGAAGTGTGCACCTATACTACCGGCTCTCAATATGACAACTGGTATGTTCAGCATCCTATCCCTCGCACCGACAAGCAATATGCATGGATCACTGGAGCGTTGAGTACATCCATAGATACCCTGATTAATCGCTATAACCAGTTTTCGCCATACCAAGATACGTCTATAGGTTCAATGATTACGAACGGATATCCCCTTCTGGAGGGGTATCACTCTGGCACCGCGGGCATAAGTTCTTACTTTACGTTCGTGTCTTGCAGCGAGCTTCGACCAAATGATTTAACACAAGTTACTGCTCACACACCGCAACCCCCCTTGCGCTTAAACACCCTAACTCTTGAAAACGCTGATTACTCACTGAACACGCTGGGCAATTCTGCGGCCGACGAGACCGTGATCATGAATGATGCCGCCCTCGCTACTGCTAGCATAGATAAATATTGGAATCGACCACTGCAGAACTCCCTTTTCCGGACAACAATCGATTATAAATTTAATACAAATTATCTTAACTTAATATTAACGCGTCGCGCCAGCACTTATGGGTGGGGGTGGAAAAAGCTACACCAAGGGGATAATCCCATTTTACGCAATGAGCGCCTTTCTGCATCAATCAGCGTAGCTAATAAATTTGGTGTCACACAACGCTATAGAATGTCACCCTGCACAACTAAGGGGCGACCAGCGCTGGTTAACTTTAGTTCTCCGACTTCTTCCGAAGAAGTGCCGGCAGAGGCCCAAAAACAAAGCTACCTTCTCACTGGGATGAAAGAGGATATGCCTACGGTCGAAAACAACATGACTTTAAAAATAACAAATAATAATGAAAAATTGTTTTTTGACAGCACCGAGCTAAATGACATATATTCTCGCCCACCGAGTCGTGTCACCACCCCCCTTGATCAGATTATAAAGATCATCAAGAATCCCCCCTACAGTCTTAAGTGGGTGAAATATACTGAAAGTGTATTCCCAACCCTTTATAACGAGAATTTCTCCGGCTCAACTCATCGTATTGGTTATGATAACAAATATTGGCGAGACTCAAAGAGGAAGCGCATTATTGCCGGCAACTTTACCGAAAACTCCTTTGGTATTCCAGTGTGGCAAAGTGAGTGGTGTTTGGATGCTCCCGACGGCTTCCTGAGTCGTTCTGCTGCCCAACTGCCAGAGAACACCGCCGCCGGCCGACGCATGAATTATAAGAAAAACAGCCGCGCCGGCGAGCTTCAGAACGAATACTTCTCGTGGTATGCCGGATACGGACATGCCGGATCCCAGAGGTACACATCTTTTGCTCCTGCGGCATTATATGCGCGCCCTCACATGCTGGCATCTCACGCATCCGTAGTATCCCCCACTGGCCCACGTATTGCTGAAACTGGGAGCTATAATCCGTCAGGATCTGATTTTGGTGTGGGAGGACTTATTGTAGAACTCTATGGCGGCCAAGCTAAGTGGGATGCCCCGGGTCAAGCCGGCATAATTGAAGGAGAAGGTACATCGGCGAGCTTTGTGGCAGCCCCATCCGAGCCATGGTTCGATACGTATGGTGACTATTTATACCAATTGAGATTAATTGCGAGAGACTACGCTATTGTCCCCGAATTTAGAATCAGTGAACATGTATCCGATTATAAGAAGTATGGACTGCAGAACAAAGCCAAGCTAGATACCTTCGAGATAGTAGGAACTCAATATAGTAGTTCACAGCCTTCATTCTATCGTGACTATTCCAATTCAGAATTCCTCAAAGACTTTCTTGATATTAAGAGAGAATCTTTATTAGACGCTAAAGAAATTCGATTGGTTTGCAGCGCGGCCATCCGCCTCAATCCTTACAAGGGGTTCTATCCAGCCCAACGTACGCTTGATTTGGTGTCTCAATTCTCCAAGTCGTATGCCTCGGGCATGATAGGATATTCTGTTGGTATTGGAACAGCCTCCACCGGAGAAAACCTCTTGTCTGGTAACGCCGTGGCCACGCGGCCGCTAATGAATAAGCTGTTTTCACCAGGAATTTTATATAACTCTATTAAATCTGGAATGGCGGTTGATTATCCAGTAGTAACTGATTATAGCAAAGTTTCTGCTAGTTTCTTTGGTGATGCAGAGAGTGTTAACCCAGACAAGTCCTCCACTCAGTGGGCAATTAATGGAACGCATAGTCAGACAGCAGTTGATGCACGACAAATGCAGATAGGCTGGTCGTCAGGTTCTTTCTGGGACGCCCGACTTCCCTTCGAAACAATAATAGACCCCAGCAAATATATTAAGGGCTATTCCTTTGAAAACATAGAACCACATCCGTCAATGTCCTTTAATGTCACAGCAGCATGGGCAGGAAATTCCACCGATGGTTTGTATGCCTTGATGGCAAACAACTTCTTTGGAGAAACAGCCAATTTCTTCCTAAAAGACAGTCAATTTACATCCTTAAGGTCGGAAGTAATGGGGGACGATATGAAATTTCCTGCCGGCTCCGTTTTTGGCGCGCGCCTCAAGGTTCGCAGATCTACATCCGGCCCTCGAACCTACCAATATGAATCTGGTTCGAATGGAGACAATACTTATTATAATTTGCATGGAGCGGTGGCATATTCCGGTTCGGCCATCACATCCAACACATCCATGAAAATAAGTGGAACAATAGAACTCCCACAAGATCCGTGCAAAAACCCACTCTTCAAAGAAAACTTTACTCTTTATAGCCGCCCCACCGCATTTGGTCCTCCGATTTCTGGCCGGCCAGCCCCTGGCCAAATAAATCAAGTCGCGGTTAATTATGCTTCGACATATGGCGTTATGGATTGCTTTAACGGATTTAACTGGTCATTCACTCCCCCTTATTACAACGGAGAAGCGTGGGTAGATCTGGTCTTTTGGCCAGATTCCACCAAAACCTATGATCTAGAAGCCATATTAGCAGAGACCAAAGCTGTGTATCGTCGTTGTGATGCCGGCCCACCAATTCGGAATACTCCCGACCTCGCCGGAGGAATACCAAGAGATACTTCCCCCTCTTTAATTGTCGATTGGACCAATAACACTATCTCCGGCGGCGGAGGGAGTAACATAGCATTCGAAGAGATCTATAGCGGCCGCAATATAGATCAAAATGCCATGCAACTTAGCGCCAGTTTAAACTTGTTCGGCATCGAAAGAGTAGCCGAAGAAGAAGTCAATAAATTTGGTGAAGTGCTCAAAACACTTAATAAGACCGTTGGCAAGCGCTGGGTTATTCAGCCCAAATGGGAAACACCACACATGAACTTTAATGATGAGGGGTTTCACCCTATTACCGCTGTCGCTGGCAACCTGAGTGTGCCAACATATGCGTCTGCTTCCGTGCCGCGAGGAATGTGGCATCAATTTGGAATAATCGATCCCGATCCTGATAAAGGGATTTTTATGGAGATTGGCGAAATTCCCCCAAATTGGCTCAAGCATCATTATGAAGTAATTGACGAGGCGTCTGTTTATAACAATGAAGATGCTGGCATCGGCCAAACCATCCACCGTAAGATGAAATCACTTGCAGATCTAACAGGATTTAATAAGAGTACTCAATCGCAAAAACTTGGACAATTGGCCGAATCACGAACGATTCGCGAAGCCATCGTCGCCGTACCCTATATCATTGAAAGCGTACGCAAATCTAAGCCGGCTCTCATGAAAGATGTGTCGGGACAGTTTGCATCGAGGCGTAAGAGGTTTATTAACATTCCTATGAAAAGGTATAAGGCAGCACTTAAAAACGCCCAGGGCTCTAAAATAGGAGATTCGTTGGATACCGCCGGCGCTTCAATTAGAAAGTTAACTCAAAAAATGGAACGATACGTCCTACCCCCACAGTTCGATTTCCTCAACAATCCAAAAATTAAGCCTATTGTGATGTATATGTTTGAGTTTGAATATGAATTAGACAAAGACGATCTCTCTTATATATGGCAGAACCTTGCTCCTAGAGATTATAAGAAGATGACTCTTCAACATCAATCCGTAGCCCACGAACTGATGGACACTGAGCTACTAACAGAGAAAAACTTAACTAAAAATCAAAATCTTCGATGGATGCTCTTTAAGGTTAAACAACGCTCCCAAGGAAATTATTGGGACTTGGTAGCTACTCAGGTGGGAAGAGTGCCGCAAGCCCGTACTTCTAACAAGGATAGAAGCTCTCAGTCTCACACCTTATCTCCGCCCACTATCAACAAAGATAAAGATAATGAACGGAACACATACCCGCTCATGTACAACTGGCCTTATGATTACTTATCTTTTGTGGAACTAATTAAGATGGATGTAGAAGTGTTGTATCGAGAAGGTCAACAAAAACAGGAGTATAACTTGCAGAAGATGTCAGCTAGTGCGGCAATGTCCAGCCAACTTAAAGAAGCCTCAACGTTTGCTGGTGGCTCCGGTGTTGTAGTAACGGCCCGTGAGATGGCCCTGGCCGGCATGGCGCTATCACAAAAAACAACAGTAGCAAAAATATCCGACATGAAGGTGGTTGGAGTTAGCGCAACACAAAGCCCGATGGTCGCAACAACCCCCACAGGTCGAAAAGTGACCACCACCAAACAATCAACTGGCAATAGCAGCCCTGAGAAGAAGCAAGGGGTAACGTCTAATAATGCTGGACACACTCATACATTTAGTGTTGATAGCCAAGGAAATGGTTGGGCATTGGCCGCCTCTTCGCCAGCTGATCGCCGCATTTCTCACCGTCACCGCATCAGAAACTGGAAAGTATACGAATCGCAGAGTCCGTGCTATCCTGACTGTAAGAAGGTCTACGGTACCGAAGGTGTACCTCCGCACACCCATACAATTAACACCCCCGGCACCCCAACCAAAAAAGATGTTAAAGTAGACGTCTCCAGCTTGAGTTCAGCAGGTAAATTAACTCCAGGAAAATATTAATGGCACTCTTTCTAAATAAAAAAGAACAAGTTTATGACTTGGAATTAACCTCTTACGGTCGCTATTTATTGTCTATCGGGACCTTTAAGCCCGTATACTATACTTTTTTAGATGACAATATTTTATATGATGGAGCCTACGCAGGAATTACAGAAAGCCAAAATTCTATCGAGGAAAGGATACGGAACTCTGCCCATTTTGAGAGCCCCACTTTATTTGCAGATGTGGAAAAATACCAACAAGAATTCCAGGGCGCCCCATTTAATGTATATGAAAGTATATTTTCTCAAGAGCGCTCAATTCCCCGTCGTGATATCTTTAAGATAAACTCTATTATAGGAGATATGAGACTGGAGAGTGACGGACCGAAAACACCAGCATGGAAGATTGTAAGCCTACAGGGGCAAATAACTAGTTCGCAATATTCGGATTTTAAAGAAGATTCAGATATCCCCCAAGTCAACATAGACCTTAATTATAATATGCGTATCTTGCCGGCCGAATTCCCATACGATCCGGAAAATGTGATAGACATAATAGGACAAACAGACACCTTTTCGGATAATAGCATGATTAAAATAGAACCAGATGATGCAATGATATATATAGACGAGGTTAATACGGAAATATTAACCGAAAACTACGATATAGAGATTTTTTATATATCTGAATATTCGCCGGATTATGGGTACGCTGAAGGTCAAATTACGTTTCCGGGGAAGGAACCCTATACTGGCGCTGGACTGAAAGACACCATTCGCATAGGCGACGGCACCACTCATGCTGTATTTGAGTTTACGAACGGTACCGCCATTGGAGACAATATCAAGGTGGAGGTTCCATCCCCATATGACGTCACAATACAGCAACAAAATTTTATAACAGCTTTTTTAGAACTCACCACACTTAACATAGTTGTATTTAGCGAAGATAGGACTAGTAAGGTATTGTTCTTAAAAGCCAATAGAAAAGGTCCGGAATTTAATGTAAATATTGAGCTAGCCAGCCCAAACTGGACCGGCCTCGAAGACAACGAGTGGATAGTAAAAGGGATGCTGGGAGGAGATGAGCCCCGTACGGCCCTACACCGAAAATATTTTCAAAAAACGCTTTCCCAAGTAGAAGGGGGCTTTATGATGCGCGCCCAACCAGATCCCCTTCCGCCAGATCTCATTCCGGGCGACAATGCAAACCCACCGCGCACCGGTGGAAGCTACACCACCAGCAGTGTGGAATATTATTTTGATATTTTAAGAGACCAGGAAGTGAATCAGGCCATGGCATGTCAAAGTGCGGAGATGTTTAACAAAGAGTCTTATTATGTGGATTTTGATTTTGATTGTTCTGAGACTACAGGATCCCCGGTCTTTTTTGATATTTACGGAAGTGTAACGGAGCCAGAAATATGTCAAGAATAACTTTAAAAGGAGATACAACCAATACATTTGGAAGATTTTTACCAACACCTCGAATTCAAAAGGTGGAAATATACGATGATGCAAGCTTTCTTGTTGAGTATGCAATCTTTCTGCCGGTAGAAACAGACGAAGAATTAGCCCAAATGCTTGTTCATCTTGAAGAGAATGTGTCTATTTGTATGTCTGAAACTCGTGCATTTAAGAATCGTTTTTTTGATGAATTAGTAAATTCTAACGCACCGGAAGAGGTATTTACGCCAATAAGGGAAGCGCTTCTTGGGGATTCATGGAAACCGGTAACTGAAGGCGGCTCCGACGAGGATTATTGGACAGGTTTTTTTAAAACTCCATATAACTTTGTAATTCCAGAAGTATTTGTCGATGCGAACATAGATACGGAAACAATATATGATAAGGAAGGAAAGCGATTCGCCAAGATAACGATGAGCTATATCCGGCCAACCCCCGACCCAGAAATAGTGAGTACATGGGATGATATAAGTTGGTATGAGGATGGTGGTTTCGATGCTATCATGTTGTACTCTATGGATAGAAACTTTATAGAGACTGTCGCGGATATATCTAGCACCTATCATATGATGACGCTATTAAGACAAAATCCCCTCTTAGTCCGAAGCATGATGAGCGATATTGATTACGAAGTGCTTCTTATTGGTAAAGAGGTGCCCAATAGAACTCAGATGATTTACGTAAACTCGGATGGAGGTCAATACACGGAATTACCCCTCCAGTCAGTAACTAATCAATATTTTGAACAAGACACCTACACCTATGATGATATTTATGAAGACTTCAAGAGCCTTATAGATGATTATGATTATACTACAGCTGATGAAGAGCTAAAAAACGGTTTAGATCAAATGACCTATGTGATTGAGAGTTATAAGGATAAGGTGGATTTAATTCCTGAATTAAATGCGCTAAGAAAGGCGTGGCCTAATCGAAATTTGGGAGAGCGCATCGGCCACCTATACGAAAGGTTTAGGCGCCGCTTAGTAAATGCTAATAGCTCCGTTATTGAACAACCTCTTCTTCATAAAGAATTAGTCGTGGGCACCAAAGTTGTTGATCAGCGTGGCCACACTTTTGATGCCTGGGAGGACCGCTGGAGTGACGACTCTAGTGCCGGCGACTTATCTCCGGGTCTCCTTAAAGAAGCTTATTGGGACTACTATCGTCCTGGCGGCGGCAGCGGCGGCAGCGACTTCTCGGGCGCTGGCTGGCGGGGCACCCTCCTATACCCCACTTTTCGAATTAGTAACTATGCGTTTACATCCGGTGAGGCTATGAGTACTGTATCCGACTATGTGATGGCCAATGGATACTATTGGTTCGATTATGATAAGTTTGTATACACCCAGTGCCAGTTAAGTCGGTTTTATTCACCCACCAAGGTGATAAATTATTTTGGCAAAGAAGTTATGAACATGCATGTGCGCATCGCGGGCTCTACTATATACCGCACTCCGCAACCATGGTTGCGCGCTTATGGAACCACCGGGGGCGACGACATTTTTGTAGGCAACCACGCGTTCCGTGGAATTAAAATCGAAGCCGATAATGAAATGTGGCAATTTGAAAATCCGGAAACCACTGACGCACTAGCGAGCCCATTGACGGTTAAAAATTCTTATTATGATTCGGCTATTTATACCAATGGAGATGGCTTCGGCGCCACGGGTGACGAGGCCTCCCCCACCCCAGAGTCGGATGGATGGGGGACAAGAGAGATCGCCGCAAAACGAGGAGGTACTTTAAAGAGTTACAACTATTTAAGGAACTTTTCCTTAGTGGGTCCGATCGAGGATGCAACCGCCGATATTGAAACCTTACAGAACTATAGAATGGCCTGTTTTGAATTTCAAGATTTGTTCCCCAAAGAATTATTGAGAGGAGAAGGTTCACAGAGACCCATGGGTGGATCAATGTATTCAACACCCCCCCACGCCATGTATTATTCAGCCACCGTAAAGATGCGAGATTCATCGTTAGCGCTTGTAAAGGCAATAACCGGCAGCTATTTACGAACCCAAGCCGAACTGAGTGAATATGTAATAGATGCTTCTACATATTGTAGCTACAACGATATAGATAATCGCTTTAATCAGTTTTTTGTAGATTATATAGAGGGCTTATATGGAGAAGCAGAATCGCCCCCTTATGTTAAGGCTGCTACTCAATATCACCTTCATCGCGATCTTCTATATAATGAGTCGTACGGGGACCTGGGCACCGTGATGTATAAAGCAAAAGTGACAGCAGACGCTATCGGCCCACATGGAGGCACGCTACCGGCATTAATGAAATTCTCCGATGATTATAAAGAACTATATGAGCAGAATTATAAAGGGATGGAGAACAATGCATTGGCAGAAGACACTTCAGGCTTTAGCGATATCGAAGGAGATTTTGCGGTGCGGGTGGGCCTGTCAACTTACGGAAATTTAAATGCGCACTTTCGCGACAGCGGTATGGACGGAGACCACTCCGTGAGTTTACATTTTCAGCGATATGGCTACTGTGACCTGCCGCCTCCAGACTCCCGGGACTTGCCGGTGGAAGGCAACTGGATCCAACCATGTTGGGAAACAGATTATGAAATGATATTGCCCGATTGGGAAATGGAACAAATCGAAGTCCAGCCCGGACACAACCCCAAGCCATTTAGTATCATTGAATGTGATGGGTGGGGGAATATTATAAGAGAAGAAGTGAATATGCATGGGTTTGAGGAACTCATAGCTATGTGTAGTTATTGGAAAAATATTCCTGGAGTAATAATTCAGAATTTCTGGCAAGAAGCCCACAAACATGCAACTTGGGCCGCTGATTCAGAATTTAGCGATGCTCATGGTGGCTTTGTTGCGCGAGGCATTGTTCATGACTTTTTAAGCACACTCGGGGGTACTACTAGTGTATTGATGGACCACGACCCACAATACACTAATGACTGGACAAACGCCAGCAACTGGTGGCGCGACGCCGGCTCGGGACACGCCCGGGCCGCGTCATCGGACGAATTCGCCCACACTGCAATCTCATGGCAGTCTGAGCTTAATCAGCTATTTTTGGGCGCCATTCTTTACGGAGTATGTGGTCTTAAAATGGGTGCAGCCGGCTCCACACAAGCGGCCGAGTATTGGCATGATTGGGGCCAGTCTGGATATAAATCAATCTCCAGCAATTTACAGGATATGCTGAACAACAAAGCTACATTTTTAAGACAAGTTAAGGATGGTGGTTGGGTACCATCGCCCGGCTTCGACGCTAGCGCGTATGATGAATCACAAGCATTCCGAAGTGCGGGTACGTATACTGATTTTGATGGATGGATCCCGGGTAGTGAGTATTGGGCAGCTATATGTTCATTAGCGTGTACTTTTGGAGCAAACACTAGCAAAACATATGCCGATGAGCATCGATATATGGCGTTTATGTGTGCTCTGAGCAATTGTGGAGACGGTCGGTATGTCGGCAACGAGTATGAGCAATATGGGGGCTACGTCACCGACATGTCGCGGGGCCACATGCAGGCCGCGGCCCCAATTCTTGGCTTGTGGGACACCGGTACCGGCATCCTGCCCAGCATTAAAGAATGGTTAGATGCCGGTGACGTCTACGGCGCTGGGTGGGATAAGCTGCAAGAGTGGCAAGACAATTGGATAGCAGAAAATGGAACTGAAGCTGGTGGTGACCTTCTAGAAATCTGACATCCCCACCGACCTCTACACGTAAAAGTCAATAGGAGAAACATTTATGCCTGAATATACCAAGAAACATTTTATCGACACAATTTCATCCCCGAAAAGCCAACATGTTCGTGTGATAGGGGGAGTGAGAATGGATCTGACTCAACAACCTAATTTATATAATATTAAAAGAGCACAATCGAGATTGGTCGGAACACGTCTCATGCCTCCCCCGGTAGATTATTTGGGAGGAGAAGAACTAAATCTGAAAGAAATGTCAATAGGAATTTTAAATTCTCTGGGGTGCACATTCTCAACAGAGGAGAAAGACTATTCGTTACTTAAGAGACAAACAGATAAAGAAGTCATCACAAATGAAAACATCATTGATATGACAGAGTGGGTAAAGATTGAAAATGAATCCATATTTGCCACCGATAAGTTTATAAATGTCTTGCTTGATCCGTTCTATAAGTTGGATGACGATCTGCCACACCGCCAACAGAACTACATAGATAAAAAAGAAAAGAAGGAGATTCCAGACTCCACTATACTGACGTCTGACGTGGTGCTTTATAATACTAATCCAGTATCGGACAAACTTAAACAGTTTAAATTTGCTTAAGAAAATAATTATTTACAAGAGGGAAAAATAAAATGGGAGACACAGAACTCAGCACAGTAATCCAGATCACAGGATCCTCCGTAATATCCTTGGAAACGGGACTATCGTGGATATACGATCGTTTTGGTACCGACGAGAGCGATTTAGATACGATGAATGCTGCCTTAAACCCCACCACTGATGCAGTTTATATACGTCTCAATGCCCGCACGGCCATAGATGACCGAGGTTATCCTCACGATGCTCAGTTTACGTCCCAGGCGGCCACAAGCGTTCCCTCTCCTTCATCTTTAATAGATACAAATTTATTGGCGGGGGGAATGGCGGTGTGCTATGATTATCATGAAAATTCAGAACAGTATGAAACGGGCATGAATCAGTATTTTAGTGTGTCTACTAACGGCGCGCCCATGCTCAGCTTTCAGCCAGGCGTCGGGCCAAACTCCACCACGCCCATCGATGCGCCTGAGAGCGGCGGGTGGTTTGAGGATCAATACACGGGAGACCAGGGTCAGTCCTCGTATATCTCCACTGTAGTGTACAAAGGAGATGAAGAAGCTGCTCTGCGAGATAAGTTTGGGTGGGGCGCCGGCACCACTACAAGTGAATATGTGGCGTCTGCCGTCGAGGCGATGGCGCTCGATGTTCATACATCAGGGCTGCGCCAAGGATTTGTATACAATACGGTGAGCGGAAAGAGATTAAGCCTTAAGTCTGTATCTATATTCCCCAGAAAAAGAGTAACAGGGTCGACCTCTACAACTTCACCTGCTAGCATACCAATGGCATCCGATCCATATACCTCATAGGAAATCTAATGAAATCAGAGACAATATTAATTACGCCTACCACCCTTTCTGGTTCCACAGACCTGTTTCGCACCGCTATAGGTGGATGTTGGGAGACCGTAAGTGTAGTGCCTACAATACCAGATGGTGCCGATCAAGGAATATTTGCTATAGAACCTTTAGGTCAGACTGCGAATGAGATTCCTGCATTGCGCCCATTTATTAACGAAGTTCTTATTAATTCCGCTAGTAATCATTTATCAAATGAGGTTATTGTACCCAATTATAAATTATATGTAAGATTGACTGGTCAAAAAGAGGTTGTTAAAAGCGATGATCACTGGAGAACACTGCTTGTAGGGGGCACTTATGGCAACTCTACGTATGCGCCTATTTATACAGCAAGTATTTTTAATAATACATCTTTTTCGTATTGGATACCATATAACCAGTACGAGACCAATTTATTTAGTACTATTAATCCGGATACGGATGACTATTGGAAAGCTTCCATAAGTGCCCCGATTAAAGTTGAGGCTGTCTACAACACATCCCTCCCGGAATATGAGCAATATGTTAATCAGTTAGATTCTGAATTATTAATCCCCAATATATATTGGATGCGCACGTTTGATATATTTAGGCCCGATCGTACAGGGTTCTGGGCCGGCTCATACCTGTCATATACTTCTTATGGTGATACATTTGCCTCTATCTTAAAACATCACTCTAGTCTTTATGGCGCCGACGAAGCCTTTAGTGCCTATCACGATGCTGCTAGTGGGTACTTGGAGTCATATGGTTCGCTTCACGATGAACATTACTTTGTAGCGCAATATTCAGCCTCTATCGAAAGATTGATGACTAGAGAGGATAATGTTAGTCCGGCATTGTTGGCTCTTCCTCAAGATATTAATTCGGATGGATTTTATGAAAATGAAAACTATCACATTTACCTAACATCTTCGATCATAAACAATGCGATTTCTGCCTCTACGTCTCAAGAGATTCAAAGAATTTTCAAGAATATTATATTTGATAACGAAAGCATGTATGGAGAAAGGAGCGTTCTTGATGAAATGACAAGCACTCTTTATGATCTTTATCAAGATCCATTGGAGGCCAATGAAGATTTTGAATATTTTGTTAACTATAAAACTCGTTTCCCCTACTATGTTTCTATTGAGATTCCCCTTACAAAACCTTATATTACTGGCATGGAACTGTGGGAATGGGATAGAGTAAGAAATTTTATACAAGACAGCCAATATATCCCAAAATTTTTAAGAACCCTAAAAGATGCATATACTAATAAAATTCCTGAAATAACACCCGAAGACAAGCTCTATTTTGCTTATAGTACGTACTATGATAGTGATTCTAGCCACTCACGAATATCACAATATACGACCGCTAGCGCACAAACACTCAGAGTGGTTGACCTTATGGAGTTACTGGTACATGGCCATAACCAATTTAAATATAATCCATCCGAAGTAGATTGTTGTTTTATGGGGCCCGATTCAATAAATCGAAAAGTGGCAACAGACACCACCGGCATGTGGAGATATCTCAACAGTGCGGCATCTCTTGATACTATTATGAATTTCACTGAGTGGCTTAAAGAAGACGTCGCCCGGTCAGACGAAGAAGCCTATCCACGCTCCACTATTGGGAATCTTGATGATTTATATTCGCTTCAACATGACTTGAACAACAGTCGTATGATGGAGACAGTGGCATATAGGATTGAAAAGATTGGTGGCACACCAACCAATGACGATAAAACTCAAAATGTAATTCAAAATATTTGGTTTTGGAACTCTAGGGCGGATGAGTCTGGTGGCGCCAAGATACTTCCCTATTATGATACTCAAATTAAATATAACACCAATTATACCTATAAGATCTATGCTTATGTGCTGACGGCTGGGTGGGAATACAAATATTCTAATTTGGCATTAACAAGGCAACTCGCACGACCGCAGAGCACGTACATCGATGCTGATGGGGCGTTCGATGGGTATTGCTTAGAATACTACGATCCAACGACCGACGAACCTACACCAGCGCTGCCTCTGCCACAATTTTATCGTGAATTTTACGATCATGTATCGTGGGAAGAATTGGGCATGGATCATTCATATTACGGAAACCCCAACGCGACGGCCGCACTACAATACTCTTCAGATAAATACCGCGCAGAATTTGTTTTGGATTATCAACCTGTCATTAAAATAGTAGAAGTGCCATTGTATAGTAAGACTCTCAAAGTAACCGACAATCCTCCAAATAGATTGCAAGTTTCGCCGGCCCAACTAACCGACAATTCACAAAGAATTCTTTTTGAGCTAAAGTATGCAGCTGATCATGTAGATGTTTATCCCGCGGTCTTAACTCCGAAAGACAGCCAAATTAAAACAGATTACATGAATTCGCGCAATTTAGCTCCCGGCCAAGAGATTACTCGCGAACACGGAAGCCGCTCACCACAGACATCCATAGAAGTATATCGTTTGGATGAAAAGCCCAAAACTATTGGAGACTTTGGAAAAAATCTTCGCGCCACACTCAGTCTTTCGTTGGCACCTGAAGAAAAAATTGGAAAAAGCAAAACAATTTACAATTTTTATGATAAAGTAAAAACTAATCTTAAGTATTATTATGTTTTTCGGGTAATTAACGAAAAGGGTATCCCTGGAGATCTTTCTCCAATATATGAAGCGCAACTTGTAGATGATGGGGGTTACAAGTTTTCAATTTTCAACATTCTAACCAACGAAGAAATGAAGGAGAGGCCTTTCGCACCATCCAAGCCACTCAAGAAAATCTTCGAAATCTTGCCCAACATCAATCACTTAACCTTAAATACAGGGAGCGTAGATTACACGCAACCAGCCCATACCCAGATCGGAAATATAAGTGTTGGATCACCCAATATAGAAGAATATATTTGGGGCAAGACTTATAAGTTTAGGCTTACTTCCAAAAAAACGGGCCGAAAAATTGATTTAAACATTAAGTATAATGAAGTAAATAGCGAATAACAAAAATAGTTACTATTTATCAAGTAGAGGAAATTAAATGGCATTTTTAGACAACTCAGGCGACATTATCATGGACGCCGTCCTAACAGATCTCGGTCGCCGCCGAATGGCAGCTGGTAATTTTAGAATTACTAAATTTGCACTAGGAGACGACGAGATAGACTATTCTCTTTATGATAGAGATGCAGTTTCTGGTTCGGCATACACCGACCTACAAATATTACAAACTCCCATATTCGAAGCTTTTTCCAAAGGCACCGCGGGAATTAATTACGGATTAACCACAATGGCTAATAACATTCTTTACATGCCAGAAATCGTGCAAAACCAAATTTGCAACGACAGCGCAGTTAAGACATCGGGTGGCCTCATCTATGTGGCTGCAAATTCCGAAACCGCGACAGCCCTAAAGGGCTCTTCGGCCTTGAGTGATACGAAGTATTTCCTAGAATCGGGAGCATTAGTGGGTTCGAAACTCGTTATTGAATCTGGTATTAATAGCACGGACGTAGATTCTACAGTGGCCAATACTGGTATTTATCTTAGTAATCAGGGTATGTTGGATACAACTTTCGCAGTAGATTTTGATAGTGATGTTTTTGGGGGTCTGCAAGGTACCACCACTAACTCTCGTTTTAATAACAACAATTCGAGCGGCCGTGATGAAGTAAACATGAAATTACGCAACACAGGTATTCAAGGGGGTTCCCCCGATCGCTCAGGTCAAGTCCGCGCTAAGATAAATGCGGTAGCCAACACGGTAACCGATGTGCCCGGAGGCACTCCCAAGAGCAATGTATCGGCATTGAAGGGCCCAGGCGGCACGGCAGCTGCCATGAACTTTACTCTTAATCCTGCGATGACCAACACTAAAGATGCCGGCACGACCTCTTCTATCTGGACCAAAAAGGGTCAAACGGGGGTCGATTTATTCGGAGATGGTAACACCTATGATACCCTCACTACAACCGTTTCGGTCACCGGTGAGGCCTCTGGTCAAACACAGCAATTTACACTTAAGGCCGTCCGCCGCGCCAGCTAAACAATTATATTTGGAGAATATAGATGCCCAGGACATATGAAACTTTAAATCTCGCTTCTGATCTTAC